TATCCATATGAGGTGTCAGGAGGACAGAAGCAAAGGGCAGCAGTGGCACGTGCGATAATAACAAATCCCGAATTAATTTTGGCTGATGAGCCAACGGGTAGTGTTCAATTAGTACAACACTACCCAAAAACAACACCCGTGATATTCTGGTCATTATCAATCTTTATTTCCTTAATGACCGAACGCCAAAGCGTGCGTTTTTCTTCACGGGTCAAAGTATCATAAATGGTTCTAAAGCTATTATCAAGAAGCCTGCGCACAGCTGCAAAGTCTGGCGGCGCTTCCTGCGCTGGTTCCGGTATCTGGTTCAGTGCAGAAACATATATTTGATAGTCCTTTTTATAGTCTTCAATGTCGATAAGGTCATTCACATACAGTTCTTTTAATTTGGTCAGCTTCCGTTTCAGTGCGGCTTTGTCGGTCCGGGCAACGGACGCTTTCTTTTTAGCTGCTTCCACGTCCCATTCAAGCTGGCAGCGTTCCAGTTCTTCCCCTAAGTGTTCAAACAGCCATTGTTCCACGACGTCTTCACGGGCTGAATGGTTATGAGAGCAGCGCCCACGCTGGAAATGCTGGTTGCAGCGGTAATAATAATAATCACTGGATTTGTAGCCAACAAGTTTGTGCCCACATTCAGCACAAGTCAGAATGGAAGTAAAAATATAAACCTTGCCAGATGGAGCAGAACGCACATTGCGTGTCAGAAGCGCTTGCACACGGTCAAACTGCTGTCTGTCTATGATTGCCGGGCAGAACTGGTCATTATATCTGCCGCCACGGTCATACACGCCAGTGTACAGCTTTTCTTTCAACATACGCCGAAATGTGGCGTCACACCAGTTCACGCCGTATGTTTCCCGGACATAACGAACAGTAGCACGCTGGGAAACTGTGTTTTCAAAATAATTAAAAGCGTCTTGCACAATGGCTGCGTCTTCCGGTACGACTTCCAGCCGCTTTTCTTCATTCACACGGAAACCGAACGGAGCAGAACCGGAAACAACGGTGCCGTGTGCAATCTTGCTGTCAAACACCACGTCTATTCTTTCACCATCTATGTCGGCTTCATTCTGCGCAATGGACAGCTTCACATTGATATACAGACGCCCGTTTGCGGTTGTCGTGTCGTACTCTTCATCAGTGGTCTTCCAGTCGCAGTTGTGCGCCTGCAATATTTCCATAACTTTGTAATAATCAGCAACGGAACGAAACCAGCGGTCAAGGCGGGCAAAAAGCAAAATGTCTACTTCATCACGCTTCACACTGTCCATCATGCGTTGAAATTCAGTTCTTTTGTGAATGTTCTTTCTGGCGGTCTTTGCGGCGTCAATATAAATCCCAACAATGACCCAGCCACGTTCCCTTGCGTATGCTTCCAGCCGTTCTTGCTGGGCTTCCAGTGACAAGCCTTTTATCTTTTGTTCTTCACCGGAAACCCTTATATATAGAGCAACCCGGACAAGCGCCGGGGCAATTTCCTTGTTTCTCATAATATCACCACAATTCTTGTCAATTTCCTTTAATTTCCCGTCATGCCGTGATAATATAATGAGTGCAGACGGTATGTTGTATCTGGTATGATATATCTTTGCACCGCACCCGGAGTGTTCCCAGCACTGCGGGTGTTTTTATTGCCATTTTTTACCAGTAGTTGTGAACCTGCCAGACCTTTATAATTGAAAAGCGCCCAGCTTTTCCGATAAAAGAAAGGTCGTGGGAGATAATGAAAAAGAAATACATATATCACCGCAGCAATAAAATATATGCAATATATTACAGCAGCAATAAAACAATGTATATCAATCTTAACTTCACAGGAACGACACAACTAATTATTAAAAAATAAAGCGGGACCGCTGGGCGTCCCCTAAAAGGGGCTACCCAACGTCGCTATTGCCGCCGTTATCAACTGGCGGGCATTGCTTTTCTAACTCTTCCGGTGTGTCCGGTACGTCGTCATACAACGGCTTTTCTTCCGGCACGTCTTCTACGTCTGCAACGTCTATGTATTTTTCAATCATACGCCGCAGCGCTTCCCAGTCTGCTTCATCAAAAAGCGCAAACGTCTTGAAAATGTTCTTTGCAAATTCATTCTGCCCGGTCATTACCCGGTCAATAAGTGCGCTGTATTCAGCTTCATTGCTGGCGTACATATCACCAGTGCCATTCAGCAGCCATTCTTCACTGATATTAAATTCACTACATATCAATTTATATAATGACAATTTCTGGTCCGGTCTGGCAAGTGCGTTCAATTCAATATTCTTGATAACGGAACGACTGACGCCCAGACGTTCTGCAAACACTTCTTGCGACATTTTCAAAACTTCTTTTCTTAAAATCCTAATGCGTTCGTAGACTTCCATTGAGCAAATACCCCCTTTCTGCAATTTTTGTGATTTCAGTATAAATCTATAAAATGGTTTAGTCAAGACAAAAAGACAAAATAATTTATAAAAAAGGATTGACAAGGACAAAATAAAAACATATAATGGCTTTACAAGGACAAGAGAAAAAGAAAAAATGTCCTTATAAGACAAAAAGAAGCTGGCGCAGAAAACCACGCCAGCCCAGAAAAAGCAACAGCTTATTTACTTAAAAGAGCATTGACAATCTTGTTGAATTTTTCAATAGAAATTGCACCGCTGAAATACAGTTCTTTGAAACGGTCTATTTCAGCTGGCAGACTTTCTTTGAAAGCCTTTGCAGCCTTACGGCTTGGCTTTGGCAGGTCTTCAAGATAGCCGAGTTCAGAAGCCAGCTTGTAAATATGCTTACAAGGAAGCTGGCGTGCTTCAAAGTCGTGGCAAGTACAGCTATTCAAAGTTACATCATAAATGCCGTCACGTCCGACAATTTCAGCAGCTTGCTTTTCTGGAAAAACGGTGACGTTTTCGGGTTTGATACGCTGCATAAAAGCAATACGCTTGATTTGCTCATAATCATTATGCACGTTTTCGTCCCAGTTACCAAAATTCACAATAACACCCCCTTTGCTATATGTTAGCAGCCCGGCACGGCTACAACAACATTATAACAAAGGAACGGGGAGAAGAAAACCACAAAGAACGGAGGTGGCAGCAGATGGCAGAGGTTGAGCGCACACGCAATGAAGTTATTTACAAAAGAGAAATCACGACAGACGAACCGAACGCACACGCTGAATTGATTTTGAAAGTGGACGGACTGCCGGAAGAAGCACTGGACATTTTAAGAAAGAAATTCAACGCACTGGCAGAAATGGTGGAAAGAGAAGTGAGAGAAAAAACCAGCTTGACCGTATAAAGTCAAGCTGGCAGCAGGTCACTTCCCTGCAAGTTCTTTCACATAGCGTTCAAATTCAGTGGAAGAAAGAACATCATACAGCGCAGCAGTTAAAATGCGCACCAGTTCTTCTTCCGGGATTGAACCGCCGTATTTTTTGACAGCCTTTGCAACAGAAGTCTTGATGGCGTCTTTGTAAATTGGCATAGAACACACCCCCTTTGCTATGGATTGCCAGCCCTGCACTGGCTGACAATCCAATTATAGCAGAGGACCACAACACAGAAAAGGAGGAAGCAGACATGGCAGCAGTTGCAATGGAAGATAAGAAAAAAGAAATGATTGAGAAGACCGCACAGGAGTTCCAGAAGCTAAACGGTGACAATCAGATGTTCATTTTGGGTTATATGCTGGGTATTCAGCAGGAACGCCAGAGAACCACACCGCAGCCACAGACGGCATAGGAGGTGGCAGGAATGGAAGTGCAAGGAACATTCAATGCCCAGCGCTTCTTTGACACTTTGGCAATGATTATTTCACAGCGGGAGGGTGTAAAAGTCACCGTGACTGTGAAGCAGCCGGAGCCGGAAGAGAAAAAGCAGCGGTCAGCATAGGCGCTGGGCGAAAAGCAAAGGTTTTTCAATAGTCAAAATGTGAATAGTAGCGAAAAGCTATTCAAGATAAATCATACCAGATACAAGGAGGAAAAACGCAAATGAAAGAATTTGTGAAGAAAAAAGCGGTCATTGTCAAAGACAGACTGGGACTGCCAAACTACATGACCATGTTTTACATGGAGCCGGGGACGTACAACCCGGAGGACGTGCCGGAAATGTTCAAAATCAGAAACAAGATTGTTCCGGCAATCCTTATTTCACAGTACCACAATACAACCATGAAGAGCATGGGCGGTGACGTTGCAGTGTCCATGCCGTACCAGCAGCCACGCCACACAATCACACTTGATGAAGCGGCGGCAGCCTGCGCCAGAAAGGGTGAGGGCTGGCACCTTATGACAAACACGGAATTTGTCTACTTGCTGCATGAAGCAGAAGAACTGGGGCACACGATAGGCGGCAACACAAACCACGGCTGCAATGCGGACAACCCGCAGGAAAAAGGCGTTGTATACGACAGCGCCGGAAGAACGTTGACCGGGTGTGACCCGCTTACATGGTCACATGATGGCGCCGCAGGCGGCGTGTTCGGTATCTGCGGCGACTTCTGGGAATTTGTAACAGGTTTACGCCTGCACAAAGGCGTTGTGGAGTACACAAAGGACAATGACGCAGCAGTTGAGGGCTACAAGGACGAAGCCCCGGACTGGACCGTTGCAGAGGTAAACGGAAAGCCATTGAAACTGTACGGCAGCAGTGACGGCGGCGTGGTTATGTCAACCGCAGAAAAGATAGAAAAGGACTGGGACGGCTGCCACATTGCAGAATTGCAGCTGGAAGAGTTGGAAGACGTGCCGGAAATTGCGTACAAGCTGGGAATTGTACCGCACGATTGGAAGAACGAAACAGCCGGAATATGGGCAGACAGCGAACTTGGGCTTGCCGTGCCTTTCCGGGGTTCGAGTTTCTTCAACACTTCCGGCGGTGGTGCTGGTGCGCTGTGCTTGAGCTCCCCCCGTTCTGACGTCTTCAACCACGTTTCGTTCCGTTCCGCTTTATTCTTGGAAAGCTGGCAACTGGTAACTGATTTACTGAAAGCGGGTGCGGAAGCACACGCAGGAGTGCAGGACAAATGAGCGCAGATAATTTCCCATACGTCGAAGGACAGCCAGCGGAAATCTATTTTGACGGTAAATGGCACCGGGGCAAGATAATTGCTGGGTACAGATTTAGGGACGGAATAGTGACCGTACAGACGGAAGATGGGCAGAAAATCTGGTGCGGTGAGAGCCGCAAAGAGTTATACAGAGCATTGTAAAAATGGCAAGCAAAAAGCCTTTGAAGCTGTGCCGGAAACACAAAATCAAAGGCTTTTCAAAAGTCAATATGTTAATAATTCAATACACGTTTATTATACCATATTGGCGGTTACAAGTCAAACATTTTAGGGCTGAAAAGTCCTTGAAAATAGCGGGTTTTATCCCTGCTAAACGGGCTTGTATGGGGTATTAACATTCCTACGAAATATATAAATTTATATATACGCTGTATGGATAATAAACAGGATTGATGGAGGATAGAACCACCCCACTTCTGGTATACCCTTATACGCTAAAAAGGTATCAGACAGAAAAGGAAGTGCAGTGGTGTTTATCAGAGAGAAGAAGACAGACTGTGCCAATTATAGAGAGGTGGACATAATACCACGAACAGAAGCAGCAGAGCAGGCAGCCAGAGGGAAGAGGGGTAAGAAAAGAAAAGTCAATGCCCCAAAGCAAAAAGACCTTAACGACAAGAACGCCAAACGCTATCTGGTACAGTTGGGCAATGGCAATTTTAGAATAGGGGACCTGCACACGTCCTGCACATACAGTGAAGAGAACCTGCCGGGCACAGTAGAAGAAGCAGAAAACATTGTGACAAACTACCTGCGGCGCATAGCATACCGCAGAAAGAAACTGGGGCTTGACCCTTTGAAATACATACTTGTCACGGAATACAAATACAGCAAGGACGGGCAGTGCCTAAAGCGTATACATCACCACATCATTATGAATGGTGGGCTTGACCGTGACGACGTGGAACTAATGTGGACAAAAGACCGTATCAACTGGAAGAAGACCAGTGACCCGGAATACAGAGCCAGTATAAAACAGCTGGGCTGGGTAAATGCAGACAGACTGCAAATGAATGAAAACGGAATAGAGGGACTTTGCAAGTATATTGTCAAGGACCCGCAGGGAAAGAAACGCTATTCCAGCAGCAGAAACCTTGACCGCCCGGAAACAACCAGAGAGGACGGAGGGGAGAAACAGCAGCGTGACCAGAACCACTGGAAGTACAGCCGAAATCTGAACGCACCGGAAGAAAAGTGCAATGATTTTAAGTACAGCAAAAGGAAAGTGGAACAGCTGGCAAAGTCACCGGACGCAGGGCTGGAAGAGTTCAGAAAGATATATAGCAACTACAACATTGTGTCATGCGAAGCGGTCTTTTATGAACAGACCGGGTGGCATATTTACTTGAAAATGTGGAAAAAAGAGCCAAAAAAGGCAGGACAAGGAGGAAAACGAAGTGGGAACAGGAAGAAAAACAAGGCTGCGCCGGATATTAAGGCGTAAGAGGGTAAAAGGAGCAATTAAGGCATACGGAAATTACATTGCAGCAGGCGTGCTGGTATTTGTTGTGTGCGTGGCTGTGGTAGGCGCAGCAGTAAAGCCAACAGCAAGCACATTGCCGAAGAATACACCAGAGCCAGTACAGAACGCACAGACGACAGAAAGCACCACAGAAGAAGCGGAAGCGTACCCGTTCAACCTTATGTCACTTGACTGGGACGGGGAAGCACTGGACGGCTGGACACGCTATGAAGTACCGGAGGACTACGCAGACAACGGCGGGTATTTACCGGAATGTATGCAGCAGTACACATACATAATCTGCAAGCAGTATGGCGTTGAATATACACTGGTGCTGGCAATTATCGAGATAGAAAGCGGGTACAGATGGGACGCAAGCTGCAAAGAGGGGTCAACCGGATATATGCAGGTATTACCGAAGTGGCACAAAGAGCGTATGCACAGACTGAATGTTGATAATGTGGAAAACCCATATTTCAACGTGCTTGTCGGCGTAGATTATCTGGCAGAACTGCAAGAGAGGTTCGACACAGAAGCAGAAGTGCTGACAGCTTACAACTACGGTGTTGCTGGCGCTTATGAACACGTATGGAACAAAGGATTGACAGAAACAGAGTATTCAAGAGAGGTGCAGCAGGCGAAAGAAAGAATTGAAAGAAGAATGAGGGGTGAATGGTGATGGAAAATGAAATCAGACTGGGTGACATTATGGACAAGCTGACGCCCAGTGACAGAGTGGTGATATATAACGCAGCCAGACAGGTTGTATACCGTGGATATGCTGCAAACGCAGTGCATGGAACATTGAACCCGCAGAGACGCATTAAGAAAATGGGGCTGGGTATGGAAACATACAGAGCCACGGAACAAATGTGGGACTGGGAGAAAACAGACAGCCTGCCGGAGCAGGTGCCAGTTGAACAATTCACACAATACCGGGTGGAAGACCTGCAACACATTCTGTATATCAGAATTGAACTGAAAAGCGAATTTGAACAGTGAGGGACAGCACATGAAGTGTAAATTTTGCGGGGCAGAAGTAAAGCTGGGCGAACGGTGCCAGTATTGCGGGTCGGTAGCAGAACCGTTCTATTACAGCGTAAATTCAGAGGAAAAGAAAACGGAACAGCCAGAAGAAATAGAATACACAGTACAAGAGGGCGACAACCTTTGGAAAATCGCAAAGAGGTTCTACGGCAACGGCTGGGCATTTAAGGTGATTGCAAAAGAAAATAAAATCAAGAACCCAGATTTGATATATCCGGGACAGATATTAAGAATTAACTTGAATGATACAGACTGGGAGAGATACAGAACACAGATACTTGAAAAGAGGTAAAAGACATGGACCAGATACAACGTGAAAAGATAGCTGCAAAGCCAAAGAAAATAAAAGCAGTATGGAAACCGCCAGAAGCGGAAGAAATGCCAGTGGTCATATTATCACTGCACCAGAAATGGTGGCAGAAGATGGCAGCAGGTGAAAAGGTTCTGGAACTGCGGAAGACAAAGCCGCAATGCAAAGCACCGTTCCGGGTGCTGGTATATGTGACAGGCGGTGCCGGGGTGCTGGGTGAATTTATTTGCCCGGAGGTTTTGGAAATCAAGAACTTTGAAGAAGCAGAGAGAAAAAGCAAGGTTCCTGCACATGACATTCACAATTATGCAGCAGGAAGCCGCAATAAGGTTTACGGCTGGGAAGTCGCAGACGTAAAAGAGTACCCACGGGCTGTGGCATTGGAAGAACTGGGAATTAAAAGAGCGCCGCAGTCGTGGCAGTATATGAGGTGAGAACATGGACCAGATACAACATGGCAGACAGAAGATAATTGAAAAGCTGGTGAAAATAAAAACACTGGCAGAACGTGGTATAGGCGGTGAACAGCAGACAGCGCAGGTGATGTACGCCACGTTGAAAGAAAAATACAAAGTAACAGACGCAGAGATTGAAAAGGCAGCAGCAGTTCCGGTGGATATTTCAGAAATTGACTTGAAGAAATTCTGGGGCATAGCTTTTCAACTGGCAGCAGTCGCAAAGACGTTGCAGGAAGAAACAGACATTTGCACCGCCTGCCCGTACACATACACGGACGAACAATGCACGGGCTGCGGCACATACTGGAATATGCGGGACTTGCGGCTTGATTTTGAAGCAATACAGCAAAGATTGATAAAGGCGGCAACGGAGGTGTAGCAGATGGAAAAAGAAATGACGCTGGGCAGTTTGTTTGATGGAATAGCAGGTTTTCCACTGGCAGCAGCACAGAACGGAATAAAAACAATATGGGCAAGTGAAATTGTGGGAGATTGTATTGACATTGTGAAAAAGCATTTTCCAGAAATTCAACACTTGGGAGATATTACAAAAATAAACGGTGGAGAGATACCACCAGTAGACATCATCAGTTTTGGTTCACCGTGCCAGAATTTATCAACGGCAGGAAATCAAAAGGGGCTTGACGGCGAAAAGTCACAGCTATTTTTTGAAGCAATAAGAATAATCTACGAAATGCGAGGTGCAACAAATGGGAAATATCCAAAATACATTATCTGGGAAAACGTGGCAGGGGCTTTTTCAAGCAATAAAGGGCAGGATTTCCGCAGAGTGCTTGAAGAAATCACAAAAACCTACATTCCAATGCCTAATAGTCGAAGATGGGCAACAAGCGGAATGGTTAGAAGTGCCGCAGGCAGTACAGCTTGGCGACAGCTGGACGCTCAATATTGGGGAGTGCCCCAGCGTAGAAAACGTATCTACCTTGTACACAATTTTAACGGAGAACGTGCCCCAGAAATATTATTTGAGTGCGAAAGCGTGCTTGGGTATACTGCGCAGGGCAGAACAGAGGGGAAGAACATTGCCGGAAGTGCTGGAAACAGCGTTGAAGCAACAGGCACAGGAACAGCAGCAGGCTTCTTGCCACTAAACAGCGGAAGAGCAAATGGGGTGGGATATGAGGACGAGAAAAGCCCGACGCTTACGAAAAACCCACCAGCGACAGTTTACACAATAGCAGGAAACGCCATTGGAAGAATGGGAAGAAACGGTGGAAATCAACTGGGAGTTGGTCAAGACATTAGCTACACGCTGACAGCAGCGGACCGGCACGCAATAGCAGCACCAGAAGCGTTCAGACTTTCCAGCTTTGGAGGGTTCGCAGAGGGTGTGGGAACATTGAGAGCCAGCGGCGGTGATAATGGGGGGGGCAGTGAAACAATGATTGTAGAAAAGAATTTACAGTTTGCGGAAGCCTACCAGCACCACGGATATAGAATGAGCAAAACAGCAAATACAATGACAGCTGGTGCCAATTCAAGCGTAAGAGGTGACACAAGTTTTGTAATTGAAAACAATGTGGTGTGCTTTGATGATGTTGTAAAAAATGAAGACGGTGGATATTGGGCTTGCATTTGCAAAGACTGCGTGAAGAAACACAATATTTCAGAAAACCTACTGGACGACGCAGGACAGGGGACTTGCAGTGTTGCGGGGTGCTGGAACGAAGCTGATTATTATATAGATTTTCCACAAATAGAAGAACCGAAAGAGGGACAGAGATTTTGGAAAATCGCAAAAGAGTTATTGCAAAAGGTCACAAAAATGGTTCGGTACAGAGTACGCAGGCTGACACCGCTTGAATGTGAAAGACTTGACGGCTTCCCAGATAATTGGACAGAGTACGGCGCAAGCGGCAAAGAAATGTCAGACAAGACAAGATATGAAGCACTGGGAAACAGCATTGCGGTTCCGTGCGCAGACAGAGTGTTTGCAGGAATTATAGCAGCAGAGAAAAACGGAGGACAAGACAATGAATGAAGAACAGAGAATGGCAGAGGTTGAGAAGTTCAAGAATTACTTTTCATACATAAGCAGACCGGGAGCAGATAAGCTGCTTGCATGGCTGGAAGAAGCGGGATTTTTCACAGCCCCGGCAAGTACAAAGTATCACGGAGCCTACGCAGGGGGGCTGGTAGAGCATACAAACTATGTATACCGCAGATTGGTTCAGCTGGCAGACGCAGAGGACAAAAGACAGGGCAGAACGTACCCGGAATACACAGTGGACACAATCGCAGTTGCAGCGCTTCTGCATGATGTTTGCAAGGTGGACGCCTACAAGGTAGAGAAGAAGAACCAGAAGCAGAAAGACGGAAGCTGGAAAGAAGTTGAGGTGTACGGATATACAAACAGCCTGCCACTGGGACACGGTGAAAAGTCAATTATACAGATTATGCGATATATGCAGCTTACGGAAGAAGAAATGCTGGCTATCAGATGGCACATGGGCGCTTTTGATAGCGCAGCAAAGGGCGGCAGCTATGACATGAACAATGCTTTTGCAGGCAGCAGGCTTGCAGCCATGCTTCACATTGCAGACATGATGGCAACACACCTTGACGAAAGGACAAACGCTAATGAGTAGAGCATATTACAGAAAACGCAGTGAAGCCACAGAGCAGGAAAGAGTTATAAACTGGGCGAGGTTCTATGCAAAGGACTTCCCGGAATTGGAATTGTTGCACCATATCCCAAACGGCGGCAGCAGGAACCAGCTTGAAGCCGCAAACCTTAAACGGCAGGGCGTGAAAGCCGGGGTGCCGGACTTATGCTTGCCAGTAGCCAGAAACGGCAAACACGGGCTGTATGTGGAAATGAAGTGGCAGAACAACAAGACCACAGAGAAGCAGGACTGGTGGCTGGAACAGCTGCGGCAGCAGGGATATGAAACGGCGGTTTGCTGGTCCGCAGAAGAAGCAATGGACACAATAGCAGGTTATCTGGGAGTTATGGAGCAGACGGGAAGAAAGGTGGAATTGTAATGGGCTACATGGACCACACATTGAAAAAGACGGTGCCATATTACAGCACCATGAAGCGTGCCGGGGCATTTAAGCAGCAGGAGCCACGGAAACGGCAGAAAAGAACGACACTGACAGAATACAGCCAGAACGGACAGAAAGCAATATTGAAACCGCACGTCACAGTCAATCAAGCCGCAAAGAAGCTGTATGACTATGAACAAACCGGATTGTCACCACATGAGGTTGCAAACCTTGTTGAGCAGGTGCAGAACTTGACAAGGCGTGTGAAGAAATACGAAAGCTGGGAAGAATGAACGGCGTTGACCGCTGCTTGATATGCGGTGAAGTTATCCCGGAGGGTTCGCAGGTCTGCACCGCCTGCCGCAATAAATACGACATTGTGACCGGGGAAACAGAAGAAATGGCACAAGAACTGCGGGACATAGCAGACGTGCTGAAAATCACAGAGGGCACAGACACAAACATTAGAAAGTCAATGGAAAGCATATTGAGAATTGCAGACAGACTGGAAAGGACAAGCAATGGCAAGAAAAGAAGATAAACAGCCACAGTATTTGCCGTTAATCGTAAAAGCAAAGTTGCATACTGGCGGCAGGGACTATGAGAAAATCAAAGAGGAATTAAAGGGGCAGGGGTTCACCTGCAAGCAAATGAAAGGTATGGTGCGTGAGGGTAACTACTTTGACGGAATAGTGTTGTATTTGTCAAAGTGGAACTGGGACAACCACGAAAGCTGGCACCTTTACAACTGGGACGACAAGGACGACAAAGAAGTTATGCTGGGCATATATGAAGCCGAACAGTACCACCCACAGGCGCCGTATAGATACAAAGATAATTTTGAGAAGTTCCAGAAAGACTGGACAAGTGGAGAGTATGACCCCGGTATGACATTTACTTTCAAGGACAGTGAAGTTGAAGTGCTGGAAGTCCTGCAAGAAGAGGTGGACAACATAGACCACGAAGCAGTCAAAAGGCAGGTGGCAGCAGCAGAAGACGCCCAGTACCAGAAGAGAAGAAAACAGCGCCAGCGACGCAAACAGGCAAGCAAGGGCAGCAGATACCATAGAAAGTTCTTTTGATGGAGGAATAAAGATGGCAAAAAAGAAGCGGAAGTATTACAGCGGAAAAGAATTACTATACCGCCGACAGCTGGAACGGAAGCAGGCAGAGGAAGAAGAAAAGACAAATAATATCAGAATACGCCAGCTGCACCAGATAAACGCAAGCAGCCGGGCTATTGGCTGGGCAAAACAGAAAATGAGGGAGGGAAAGAACAATGATTGCATTTCTGATTGAGGTTGTAAAAACACTGGTAACATTCTTTGCGGTATGCGTGGGGCTGGGTATTTTATATCTGGTCTTTGTAGTGGTCAGAGAAGTTGGCTGGGAGGTAAGAAGACAGAACAGAGAGAAACACGAACAGGAGGACAAAGAGGAATGAAAGCAGAATTTTTCAAGGCGGTGTGTCCGTTAGAGATTGGGGACACGGTAGCAATCAAGGTATCAAAGGACGGAGAAACAAAAGAAGCACTTTATCTGCCACAGGGTTGCACGGTGATTACAACGGCAGCAGTTGCACTGCATAAGGTTACAGACATTGCGACGCTTCACTATCTGAAAAAAGGTGAAACACAGTTCTTGTATGAACTGGACGGCTGCGGGAAGTATGAACCGTTGACCGTGAAAGTTCCGGTCAGAGAATTTGCAGACGAACTGAAACGCCGTGGCAGATAATAACAAATACTTACGGAAGTATACAAAATATACAAATATACTTCCGTAAGATTGTGCAGAATGTCAATAGATTTTATACTTCCGTAAGTATATAATAAAGACAGTTAAAGAAGTAAAGCAAACGGAGGTAACGAACATGACAGAGAACAGAGAAAAAGCAATCAAAAGAACAAAGAACCTTGCATATTGGTTCATGGGCGAAATGCTGAAAGAGGAAGAAAGAGGAGAGAAAGAAAAAGAAGCATTTGAAAAAGCAAAAGAAGCCGGGGAACTGGTGGTGATGATAAGCACAGCAGAGAACAATGCAAGAGTTATGAAAAGCTGCATGAAAGAAGCAAGAGAAGCAGCAGAATTTTTGAGAGATGAAAAGAACGACGTTGAAGAATGGCAGCTTGCAGGAATTAACGCAATGTTCGACCAGTGCAACAAAGAAAACATAGTGCCATACGATATGCCAACAGCAATAAAAGGGCTTTTATGTATGCAGTACCAATAAACATACAAGCACGGGTGGCGCAATGGATAGCGCAGCAGCCACCGAAGCTGCCGGGTGCGGGTTCAAGTCCCGCCCCGTGCATTACTGGGAAAGCAACTATAAATTCATACCAGATACAAGGAGGAATACCACATGAAAGTATTATCAATTATCAATCTTAAAGGGGGAGTGGCAAAGACCATTTCCAGCGTAAACATGGCACATATTCTGGCAGCAGTAAAGGGCTTCAAAGTCCTGCTGATTGACAATGACAAGCAGGGAAACGCAAGCAAGATTATGAACCGCCACAGCTATGACCATAAGGGCACGGCAGAGGTAATGACACAGCGGGGCATTGACCCGGCAGAGGTTATCCAGCACACGGACTTTGAGGGCTTAGACATTATCACAGCGAACATGAATTTGCTTACAGCCAACCTTGAAGTCATGCTGGACCAGTCAAGACCGCAACAGACACGCTTCAAAAAGTTTCTGGACGGCTTACAGAATGAATATGACTACTGCATTATTGACAACGCCCCAGACATTAACATTTCAACCATAAATGCGCTGGTAGCTTCACAAGACGTCATGGTGCCTATAACCATTGATGATTTTGCAATAGATGGGCTGGCAGAACTGAAAGAACAGATTGACAACACCCGTGAGGACTTAAACCCACAGTTGCGCTTCTGCGGCTGCTTTGTCACACAGTACGACAGAACCAATGAAGCAGACACACAGGGCGAAGAGTTCTTGAAGACGCTTGAATATCCGGTGTTTGAAACACATATCAGAAAGACACCAAAAATGAAGCCCAGCACATTTGAAAGATTACCAATCATTTTATATTCCCCACGCTGCGGCGCAAGTGCCGACTATAAAGCGTTAGTGGAAGAATGGTTGAGAATGTGACCAATTCGGACACGTTAGGAGGGAAAAGACAATGGCAGGAGCAGCAAAGAAATTCAACTTGACAGAGTTATTAAACCAGCGGTCAAAGGAAGCTGGGGAACAGCAGAAAACAGAACAGCAGCAGGCGGCAGCAGGCGCAGAGGTTGTCACGTCCGAAGAGGGCGTGAGCAGCACAGCTGATATTTACGACCTTATACCGTCAAAAGGTAATTTTTACAGCGTAGAAGACGTGCAGGACTTAAAACAGTCTATTGAACTTTTGGGAGTGCTGCAACCGCTTCTGGTGACTGATGAAGAGGAAGACGGCAAGCGCCGTATCATTGCAGGACACAGAAGACGGCTGGCGGTCATGCAGCTTGTGGACGAGGGAAAAGAGCGTTTCAGACGGGTTCCAATCTTAATCAAGCCGAAGAAAAACGCCATACTGGACAGATTGGCACTGATTATGGCAAACCGTTTCAGAGAGAAAACAGACTGGGAAAGAATGACAGAAGCGCTGGAAACAGAAAAACTGGTACTGGAATTAAAAGAAAGCATGAACATTCCGGGCAGAACCCGTGATTTACTGGCAGAGATTATAGAAACGTCCCCGGCGCAGGTAGGAAGATACAAGGCAATCTATAACAACATCATTCCAGGACTGATGGCAGAATTTAAGGCAAACAGAATTGTTGTATCTGTCATTTATGAAGCGTCCGGGTTGCCGGAAGATTACCAGAAGCAGGCGGCAGAGGTATTCAGAGAAAATGAAGTGCTGACATTATCAGACATTAAGCAGTTAAAGAAGAATTGGGAAGCGTCGCAGCAGATACCGGGGCAGATGGACATTAGCCAGATGGAAGAGAAGCAGGAAGCCGCAGGAGCAGGAGAAAGCACCGCAGGCAATGAAACAGACCAGCAGCAGGAAGAAACAGCCACAGAGGGAGCAGGAGAAGCCACAGAGGGCACAGAAGACACAGCCGGGCAGCAGTCAGAATACATTGACCCGCAACCGGAACAGATAACATCACTTTGTTACAGCTGCACGCATTATGAGGACTGCCACGACAAGACAGCAACCGTGACAAACTGCAATGCCTATGAAAACCGCAGAGAAGCCCAGAAAACGGACGAAGAGCGGTACAACGAAGAGCAGGCAGCTATTGACCGGGAAACACAAAAGAAATTGCGTGAAATGCAGCAGGAAGAGAAAATGCAGCATTTGCCGTCTGATGATAGAAAAGAAAAAACAATCAGAGTATCACCGGACAAAATGAAAGCCGTTGCAATCGACCATACAAGACCATATATGATTTTGAAAAATGACGATTACAGAGAGGGCGACACAGTGAAGCTGATTGAGTTTGCAGAGGGAAGAGCAACCGGAAACACGGCTGACATGAAAATTATCTGCATGGACGACGACACGACCAGCAGCGCACTTGAAGAGGGCTATTGTGTAATAGCGTTGCAGGAGGTGTAGACGTGGTACAGATATTTGAAAGTATGTTCAGAGAGATAATTTTGCATGAAACAGCATAGGAGGTGCGGAAAATGCCAATAAACATGACAGATTATAGAATGATTATCAACGAAAGAGTATACAACGTATTGCAAATTATGATTGATTTTGCAGGACCGTTAGAAGAGGGGAAACCACCAAAGCCGAAGTTTATTGACGCAGTATACATTGACGAAGACGGAACAATAAAAACCATACGTGATGAAGCGTGGTGCTTTCAGTTTGTGAGAAGAAACGGAGGTGCAGCAGATGGAAAGACCAATAATAATGCTTAATACAGACAATATGCCCGTGTTTTGCCGAAACCAGTGCGCAAATACAAAATGCGCAAAGCACATTTCAAAAGCCTATGAGTGCGGCGGTTCATGTTCAATGCGGCTATTGAGAGGGGAACCGGAGTGCGCAGGCTACATATCACGGAGGAAGCGCAAATGAAAGAAAATGTTTGCGTAGACTGCAAATATTATGAAAGCTGCGGAAAGCCGGAAAGATACATAAAGTGCATGGGGTACAAAGAGAAAGAGCGGCAGCAGGCAGCAGGAGAACACGCAGTTGACGTGCAAGACGGATAGCAGCCGGGCAAAACTGGCAAAACAAAGAATGGAGGAAAAGCAAATGGCGCAGGCAATGGAAAAAGACAGGGTTATTGAATTGCTGGAATACTATAAAGACATAGACGGGGAGGTGAATATATACAGAAAGATTATAAGTGACTTAACGGACCAATACTACAACCCCATTGGCGCTATACAGTGCGACGGTCTACCAAAAGGAAAAAATAATATATCACGACAAACAGAAAATATGGCGCTTAATATTCCAGATTATGTCAGCGGCGAAATCAGAGAGTATGAAGCAAAGGCGCAGCAGTTACAAGCGCTAAAAGCACAGATTTTGCAAGAAGTTTCAAGACTGAAACTGAAAGAAAAGCGCATTATTTTTGATTTTTACATGCACAACCTCAAATGGGAACAAGTAGCGGTACGAAATTCATACAGCGAAAGACAGTGCAAAAATATCAGAGATACAGCAGTTGAAACACTTTCACAGAGGTTTGAAAAGAACCAGATTATTTCACAATTTCAGAGGATTGCATAAGCAATCATTGCCCGCCATTGCCTGCGTTTTACTGGTATAATTTAAGCCAGTGAAGCAGGCTTTAAGCCGTTATAAATTGCACGTTGGCAATAGTGGGCTTTGGGATTTTTTGAATTTACAAAGCCCATAATTTTTTATACTTCCGTAAACCGGAAGACTTGAAAAGAATGAAAACGAACGAAAAGAGGTGAGAAGATGGGAAGACCACGAAACCCAGAACGGGACAAGTCAATGCAACGCTATCTGGACGCAGACGGCAAGATTGAAACAGCGGAACTGGCAAAACTGGCAGGGGTGCCAGAAGTAAGGATAAGAAAATGGAAGTCAGAAGACGGCTGGGACGAAGCCTTGAAAAAGAAGCCTAAAAAAAGGGGTGGACAAAAAGGCAATAAAAATGCTGCGGGAAAAACCCCGGCAAAAAAGGGGAACAAAAATGCCGTCACACACGGAGCCTTTGCACAGGCAGGCTATGAAGACATAGACCCAGCGCAGGCGGCAGCAATACAGAACATGGGCACACCGTCCGCACTATCTCAAATGATGGAGGAATTGCAGGCATTGTACCTGCGCAAAGCCTATCTGGAAAGCCTATTGAAAGAGTATGAAAGCCCAGAAGCAGGCGGCTTTTACACAGATAAAATAGTACACATGATTGTACCAAAGAGCATGGAAGAAAGACAGCAGGAAGAGGACTGCGGCATGGAACACCAGCAGTGCGCAGATCCAGAGGGCAGCAAGAGTGAAACATATAAAACAGCCATGAAGTCTGTCATTAAGTCCAGCCCATTTGAAAGAGCAATGAAAGTGGAAGCTGAACTAAACAAGCTACATGGGCGTATCATCAAGCAGCTGGACAGTATCAAGGCGTATGAGTTAGAGGACAGACGCTTACAGCTTGCGGAAAAGCAACTTGAATTGAACAAACAGAAGCTAACGGGAGAATTTGAGATTAACCCGGACGGAAGCACAGAAAACGACGAAATCACAGACGTTGTGGACGACGTTTGATAGGTTCTTCCAGCGGTCTGGAAGCACTGCGGGTACGGCGACGCCCAAAAGGTGCCCAGATATAAATTGAAAAATTTCACTTCCGTTTCCGGAGCCAGAAAAAAGAAAGGGGGTGCGGTTTTTGAAAGCGTACACATCAAAGGCGGTTGCTACTTGGCTGGATATTTCAGAACGCAGAGTGCGCCAGCTGCGTGACGAAAAGGTTATAACGGAAATCAGACCGGGGCTGTACGACTTGAAGACCGTAAACCACCAGTACATAAATTATCTGCGAAAGAACAACCCGGAAAGTGAAAGCACTGTGGACTACAACGCAGAACGTGCGAAGCTGGTTAGGGCAAAACGAGAAGCACAAGAACTGGAATTGCAGTTGCGCAGAAATGAAGTACATACCACAGAAGACGTGGAACAGGTAATGACAGACACGCTTGTTAGGTTCAAAACAAGATTGATGGCTATACCTGCAAAATTAAGCCCTATACTATCAAAGAAAAAGGACCAGACAGAAATTTTCAAGCTATTAAAGACGGCTATTGATGAAGTGCTGGAAGAACTTTCAGACTTCCAGACAGTGTTTGGGTATGGTGTGGACAATGAAGAAAAACACAGTTGATATGTTCACCCGTATTTTCAAAGTATTGCAGCCGCCGCCGGAAATGACGCTTTCACAGTGGGCAGATAAATTCCGCAGGCTGTCTGCCGGGTCTTCTGCGGAGCCGGGGCGCTGGAAAACAGCAAAGGCACCGTATCAAAAAGAAATCATGGACGCCATAACAGATATTACCATCAAAAAAGTGGTGATAATGTCAGCTGCACAGGTTGGAAAGACTGACGCAATGGTGCTGAACCCTATTGGCTATTACGTCCACTATGACCCGTCACCGATTATGGTTATTCAGCCAACTATTGACATGGCAGAAAAGTTTTCAAAAGAAAAGCTATCCCCCATGCTGCGTGATACACCAGTACTTGCAGACCGGATAAACGAGAAGTCAAGAAACAGTGGTAACACAATCATGCAAAAGATATTTCCGGGCGGCTTCATCACCATTGCCGGAGCAAACAGCCCAACAGGTCTACGAAGCCACACCATAAGAATATTGCTTGCAGACGAAATAGACGCATACCCAGCCAGCGCCGGAAAAGAGGGCGACCCGCTTTTGCTGGCTTCAAAGCGTCAGACTACGTTCTGGAACAAAAAGCAGGTGGACATTTCCACACCGACGGTCAAGGGTGCGTCCAGAATAGAAGTGGAGTACGAAAACAGCAGCCGGGGAGAATGGAACACGCCTTGCCCATGCTGCGGAGAATTGCAACCGCTGGTCTGGTCAAATGTGGTTTTTGACAAAGAAGACCTAACAGAAATCAGATACGCTTGCAGCAAGTGTGGCGTCATATCCAGTGAAGCAGAATGGAAAGAGCATTTTATTGACGGAACCTTTGTGCATGAAGACCCAGAAAACCCGGTGCGTGGGTTCCATTTGAACACGCTTGCTTCAACACTGACCACATGGCAAGAAGTTGTTGAAAAGTTCATCATTGCCAATGCAGAAATGAAAAAAGGCAATGTGGAACTGATGAAAGTATGGACCAATACGGAAATGGGGCAGACGTGGGAAGAGGACGGCGAAACCATAGAAGACGACGAGTTATTGAAACGCCGTGAGAAATACAACTGCGAAGTACCGGAAGAAGTACTGTACTTAACAGCGGGCGTTGATACACAGGACGACAGATTTGAAGTTGAAGTGGTGGGCTGGGGTCCAGAATATGAAAGCTGGGGCATAAAATATGCGGCAATATATGGGGACAATTCAGACATTAACAATCAAGTCTGGAACGACCTTGACACGTTCTTGCAGCAGACGTTTGAAAAGCCGGACGGCACAAAAATGAAGCTGTCCTGCGTCTGCATAGATAGTGGAGGACACAGAACCAATCAAGTATATAAATTCTGCAAAGCCCGGTTTAGTCGCAGGGTGTTTGCAATCAAAGGTTCAAACGATAGCGCCGCCGCATATATCCAGAAGCCGTCAAAAAACAACCGTGAGGGCGCATATCTGTTTACGCTGGGCGTTGACACTGGAAAAAGCCTGCTTATGGACAGACTAAAGGTGGAAGACGAGGGACCCGGATTTTGCCATTTTCCGAAAGAAGAGGGCAAAGGATATGACGAAAAGTACTTCAAGGGCTTGACGTCAGAAAAAAAGGTTATGCGCTATAAGATGGGACGCCCGTATTTTGCGTGGGAACTGAAAGACAAAGGCGAACACAAGCGAAATGAAGCGCTGGACTGCCGGAACTACGCCACGGCAGCCATTGAAATTGCGAACGTACCATTGAAGAAACCGAAAAAGAAAGAAGAAACACCGCAGACAGTGAAACGAGTTGTCAAGCGGGGCAGAAGAAGAAGTGGAGGTATATTATAAATGGCAGGAATTACACTGGAAACAGCACAACGACACCTTGACGCATGGCTGGAAGCAGAACTGGCGGTGACAAACGCCCAGTCATACACAATAGGTAGCAGGACCATGACAAAAGCGGATTTAGGAGAAATCAGACGTGCTATTGAATATTGGCAAGGAAAAGTTGCCGTATTGGAGAACGTAGCAAAGACAGGCGGCAGAAACCGGGCAAGACGATTTGTGCCCCGTGATTTATAAAAGATTGCCCGCCATTGCCCGTTTTTGGGGTTTATTTCCCCCCATTGCCTGCAAAAATGGGGTAATATTATAGCGTGGAAAAGTAAGAAAAGACGAAAAGCAGCCGTGAAAAGCTGCTTTTTTCATGCAATAAAGGAGGTGAAAACGTGGGAATTGCAGCGGGAATTGACAAAGCAATAGCAGTTGTGGCGCCACAAACAGCACTGAAACGTACTGCGGCAAGACAAAAATTGCAGATTTTGAACAGCGGGTACAGCAATTATGGTGCCAGCGTAGTGAAAAAATCACTTGCAGGGTGGCTTCATGCAGGCGGCAGCAGCCGTGAAGACATAGAAGACAATGTTTCAATACTGCGGCAGCGCACCCGTGATTTATACATGGGCGTGCCTATTGCAAACGGCGCTGTCAAAACCATGCGAACCAACATTGTTGGGCGTGGGCTACGTTTGAAGCCGAACATTGACGCAGAATTGCTGGGCATATCACCAGAAGAAAGAAGAACGCTTGAAAAACAGATTGAACGTGAATGGAATATCTGGGCAGAAAGTACAGATTGTGACATGGCACGAATTGACAACTTTTACGAGTTGCAGCAGTTGGCTTTTTTGAACTGGCTTATTTCCGGGGACTGTCTGGCAGTGCTTCCGGTCAAGCCACGACTAAACCAGCCGTATGACCTGCGTGTGCAGCTGATAGAAGCAGACAGGCTATGCAGCCCGGACAACTGCGACACCATAGACAACAAAATTGTTGGAGGTGTGGAGGTTGACCAGTCCGGGGAAGTTGTAGCGTATCACATAGCAGACCACCACCCGTTGTCCTATGCCTATGCAGATATTAGCTGGCAGAGGGTGGAAGCGTTCGGGAAAACAACGGGAAGAAGAAACGTGCTGCACCTTATGAACCGTGAACGAATAGGACAGCGCAGGGGCGTTCCGTTCCTTGCCCCGGTCATTGAAAGTCTGAAACAGCTTGGAAGATACACGGACGCCGAACTGGTGGCAGCGGTTGTGTCCGGTATGTTCACGGTGTTTATCGAAAAGGCAGACGCAAGCAGCGAAGACGCAATAGGAAGCATTATACCGGAAGAAGTGCAAGTGGACGCAGAGGACGAAACCACCATTGAACTTGCGCCGGGTGCCGTTATCGACTTAAACGAGGGCGAAAAGGCACACGACATGAACCCCGGCAGACCAAACGCCAATTTTGGCGGCTTTGTAGAAGCTATATGCCAGCAGATAGGCGCCAGCCTTGAAATACCTTATGAATTGCTTATGAAGCGCTTTAATTCCAGCTATACAGCCAGCAAAGGCGCACTGGAAGAAGCGTGGAAAATGTTTAATATGTACCGGGACTGGTTAGCAACAGACTTTTGCCAGCCAGTATATGAAGAGTGGTTGACAGAAGCGGTTGCAAAAAGACGTATCAAAGCGCCGGGCTTTTTTACCGACCCAGTGATTAGAAAAGCGTATTGCGGGGCGAAATGGAACGGACCGGCAAAGGGTATGTTAGACCCAGTAAAAGAAGCAACAGCCGCAGAAAAACGTGTGCAGAATGGCTTTAGCACACGAAGCGACGAAACAATGCAAATGACGGGTACAAGCTACTACAACAATATTGAACAGCTGAAACACGAAGAAAAAGAGTTAAGAGAGGTGAAGAAAATTGTCAATGCCAATGCAAACAAGCCAAAATCCCCAGCAGCCGCAGCAGGCGCAGGGAATGAACCAGCAGCAGGACAACAGGACGCCGGGCAATCCATACGGAGTGACGACGAATAAATTCTGGAATTTTATTCCAGCAACAGGCGACAAGCCGCCAGAACTGCTTTTATACGGAGCAATTAGCAGCCAGCAGTCATGGTGGGAAGACAGAGTGACACCGCAACAGTTTAATCAAGAACTTGCGGCGCTGGGTGATGTGCCGGAAATTATTGTGCGTATTAACAGCGGCGGCGGTGACGTGTTCGCAGCCAATGCAATTTTTACAAGACTGAAAGATTGTTCAGCGAAAGTGACAGTCAAAATTGATGGCTGGGCAGCTTCAGCAGCCACAATCATTGCTATGGCTGGCGACACAATCAAGATTGCCAGAAACGGTGTATTTATGATACATGACCCGGCAATGACAGTCTGGGACACTTTCAAGGCAGAAGACTTCTTGAAGATGGCTGATGAACTGAAAGTGATTAAGCAAAGCATAGTAAACACATACGCCAGCAAGACTGGCAGAAATACAGAGGACATAGAACAGCTTATGTCAAATGAAACATGGTGGACGGGCGACACAGCAGTTGAAAACGGCTTCTGTGACGAATTGATGTTTGAAGAAAGCAACACAGTTGTTGAAAATTCTTCAAAAATTGTGGTTAATTCAGTAGCCATTGACGTTTCCATGTTCAAGAGTATTCCAACCCAGTTATTAAACAGCCCGCACAATCAAAATCCGGGTAGTTTAGTAAATAGTGCAACAGAACCTATCAACAAGCCAAAAGAAAAGGAGGAACCAGAAATGGCAGCACCAGAAAACAAAATCACAACGGTTGACGCACTAAAAGCCGCATACCCGGATTTAGTAGCGACAATCCAGAACGAAGCCACAGCCACAGAGCGTGCCAGAATTAAAGGCATTGAAGACTTGGCAAACGGTAACTATGCAACACTTGCGACAGACGCAAAGTTTGAAAACCCTATTTCTGCACAGGAACTTGCAGTGAAAATCATTGCAGAGCAGAACAAAGCGGGCGGAACCTACATTCAGAACCGCCAGCAGGACGCACAGGACGGCGGGGCAAACAACGTATCTGGCGTAACACCGGAAGACAACGCAGGCGGTGACGGAAAAGACCCGTTCAATGCCGCTATTGACAAGTTGTTTCCAGATACAAAATAAGGAGGTAGCGCAAAATGAGTGAATACGCAGTAGAGAAGAGAGAAACGGCGCCAAAGAATTTCTTTGCTGGCGACTTCCCAACAGTACCGGAAACGGGAGTTGCAGGCGCAGCAATTAAAGAGTATGCACCAGTAATGATTGACACAGAGAATGACAACAAAATCATTCCGGTTGCGGCAACAAAAGAAGCAAACGCAATAGGAATTGCGGCTGCGGCAGCAGGAAACGGCGAACCAGTCACATATTATCTGACAGGTGAGTTTTTCGCTGACGCATTAAACCTTGAAGCAAGCGCAGATTTAGCAAAAATCAAAGAAGCACTGCGAAAAGTATCAATCTTTTTGAAGTAAGGAGGATAAAACAATCATGGCAAATGAAGTATCTATTTACGAACCACGGACAATGGGCAGAGTGGTTCAGAAGTTACCGCCCGTGCGTACTTTTTTCAGAAGTACATTTTTCAAACATGAAGAAACATTCGTGACAAAGAATGTTGATGTTGATTTCAAGAAAGGCAGCAGAAAGGTTGCACCGTTCGTCAGCCGTGTGGTTGGTGGAAAGGTAGTGCCAAACACTGGCTATGAAACAAAGACCTACACACCGCCTTTAGTTGCGCCGGAAAAGGTCACAACAGTTGACGACCTTTTACAGCGCAGACCGGGTGAAAGCCTTTATTCTGGCAGAACACCTGCGGAACGTGCAGTGCTTAAAATGTCTGATGATTTCAAGGAACTGCGAGAAATGATTTTACGCCGTGAAGAGTTAATGTGCGTACAGACCATTTTTACTGGCAAAATTCCTATCATTGGCGACGGAGTGAATGAAGAAATTGACTTCTCTTTTACAAACAAAGAGGAAATCAAAACAGCAGCGAAGAAGTGGACTGCCGATACTTCCGACCCTATCGCAGATTTGAAGCGCTGGCACGAAACCGTACAGAAGACCGGATTTGTAAATTGCGATATTTGCGTTATGGGCGGTGATGTTGCAAACGCATTTGTAAATCACGCAAAAGTACAGAAGCTGCTTGACGTAAAGAATTACAATCTTGCAGTCATTCAGCCTAAACAGCTTCCAAACGGCGTGACATACCTTGGAACAATTCACGAAATCGGACTTGATATTTACAAGTACAATGAGTGGTATCTTGACGACTGGACAAACCCGGACGCACCGGAAGACAAGCCACTTGTACCTGCTAACAGTTTAGCACTGTTAAGCACAAACGCTGATTATTCAATGTATTACGGAGCAATCACACTTATTAAGGAGCCGGACGGCAACTTTATGACGGTTGAGGGTAAGTATGTACCGGACACATGGACGAAGCGCAAGCCTGCAAGAAGATTTCTCAATCTGTCTTCCGCACCTTTATGCGTTCCGCATGATGTAGACAGCTGGTTTGTGGCTACACCTATTTAATGGATTTCAAAGCCCAGCTTGCCAGTGACATGAAAGTGTTTCACAACTGCGGCGAAATGGCAACAATGACTGATATTTGGTATCAAGGCAAACAACACTATGTACCCGTGATAATTGACCATACGGCAGCCGACGAACGGCAAAGAGGAAATGGGGACAATTCAGAGGGGTTCAACCGTGTTTCTTGTCTGGTCTATATGTCTTTGCATGACTTTGGCTGCGTACCAAAGAGAGGGCGACAGATAGAAATTGACGAAGCCGGAGCGGTCAACCTTTACCATATCGCAAAAGCAGATTGCGAGGACGGGGAAATAATTCTGGAATTGGAGATGGTGGACGAATGATTGAAATAACTTCTGACGCAATCGAAAGAGCCGGAACCCTGCTGGCAGGTATTCCAAAAGGTGCGGAAAGAGTATTTGCCAACGCTTTGAACCGTGGAGTTTCCAGAGCGAAAACACAGGCGTTGAAACGGACAAAGCAAGTGTACACGGTAAACAATAGCGCACTGACAGCAAGAACAACAATGAGAGTGAACAAAGCCAGCATGGGAAACCTTGCGGGCTTTGTTTCTTTTGCTGGAACAAAATTACCACTGTATCAATTCAAAGTGACACCCACAAAGTCTGGAACCGGAAAACAGGTGCGGGCACAGGTGAAAAAAGGCGGCAGTGCCACACCGTTTGAGGACGCATTTGTTGCAAACATGAGAAACGGCATGGGAGTATATGAACGACTTACAAGAAAGCGTGTTCCAACAGAACAGCTGATGGGTCTTTCAGCGGCGCAGATGGTGGGAAACACAGAAGTTATGGACGACTTGCAAGAAGAGGTACAAGAACTGGTAAATGAAAGAATAATCCATGAAATGAACAGAATTTTGAATGGTTATGGAGGTAAGGCATGACACCAGTTTTTTTATTGGAAAATTTGCAGCAGTTCATAAAAGAAAGCACGTCTGACATGATTTTGCCAGTGCGGACAAGGACGGGCAGCAACGAAGCGAAAGAAAGGGCAGTTGAGGTATACAAAATGGGACTGCCAGAACCAGACGACGTGCAACAGAAAGTACCATATATTCTGGTCAAGTTCCTAACAGGGACAGACGAAAAAGCAGCGAACGAACCAGAAGAAGACAGCTGCAAAGTAAGAATAATTTTTGCGGTGTATTCAGAAGACGGGCAGGACGGACCACTGGCACTTCTCAATCTGATTTTGAGAGTGCGCAGCGAATTGAAGAAAGCCGGGACAATCGGCGGCGGTCAATTTGCTTTGAAACTGCCGCTGGAATATATCGTATATCAAGACACCACGCCGCCGTACTACATGGGCGAAATGGTGACAAATTGGAGTATGCCAGTCACGCAACGTGACGTGGCAGAGATTTTGCACAATTTATAGACAGGAGGAAGACGAAATGGCAAAAGCGACCACAGCAAGCGCCACAGCAGCCGAAAAGGACGCTGAAAAGGTGCAGGCGGTAGAAAATACCACCACAGAAGAAAAAACCGCAGAAACGGCAAATACGCAGTCGGAAACAGTAAAGCTGATTTACATTGGACCGAACCTGCCAAAAGCAATGCTGCCATGCAACAAGATTTTTGAGGGAACAGACAAAGAGATTGAAGAAGAACTTTCTTTCATTCTTGAAACATTCCCGCTTGTAAGAAAAATGCTGGTTCCTATTTCCGAACTGGCAGACAAGAAAGACAAGGTGAAGACAACCGGGAATGTATACAACAAGTATTATTCCGACTTAAAGGCTGCCGCCCTTGCATACGCAGAACAGGAGGTATAAGCGAATGAGTGACGTATCACATGGAGTAAATGCCAGCAAGACAAGTAATGGCGCAATCACGCCCGTGTCCGTAGATACTGGCGTACATTTTGTGGTTGGAACAGCACCCGTGCAGATGGTAAACGGAAAAGTAAATGAAGTCATTATGGCTTCAAGCTACAAAGAAGCGGTGCAGGCGTTGGGATATTCTGACGACTGGAAGAAATACAGCCTTTGTGAAGAGATTTACACAGCGTTTACATTGTTCAATTCTGCGCAGGTATTCTTTGTGAATGTTCTTGACCCTAAGAAACACAAGAAAACAGTTGATGAAACACAGATGGACGTTGTAGACGGTCAGATTGTATTACCTGCGGAAGCAATCGCAGGCAGCGTGGAAATCACAGGAAAGACAGCTGGGGAAGATTACGAAGTATTTTACAGTGACACAAATTGCGTTGTGGAGTTCTTAAAGGAAGCCACAGGCAAACTTACTGTGAAATATGACGCCGTGGACGCTTCACAGGTCACAAAAAGTGATATTATCGGCGGTTACAGCGTAAGCACGCACAAGACAACCGGACTTGAACTGATTAACTATGTATTTCCGCTTTATACAAAGGTTCCAGACCTTGTTTTGTGTCCGAATTGGTCACATGACGCAGAGGTTGCAGCTGTAATGTCTGCAAAAGCAGAGAATATCAACGGACTGTTTGAGGGTGAAGCAATTCTGGATATTGACTGCACGGCAGAAACAGGGGCGACATACTACACGGAAGTGCCAGCATGGAAGAAACAGAAAAACTTCACAAAAAGAACAGAAGTTGTCTGCTTCCCTAAAGTTGCGCTGGGGGATAGAGTTTTCAATCTTTCAACACAGCTTGCAGCCAGTATGTCAGCCGTAGACAATGCGGAAGAGTACGGCGGCGGCACACCTTGCGAAAGTGCTTCAAACAAGGGCATACAGGCAGACAGAATGGTTACTGCGGACGGTTCGGAAGTAGTCATGGATATTCAGCAGGCAAACTACTTGAATGAAAACGGCGTTGTGACAGCACTTAATTTCTTTAATGGCTTTGTAAGCTGGGGAAATTATACAGCTTGTTATCCTGCCAACACAGACGTGACGGACTATTTCTACTGTATCAACCGTATGTTCAAGTGGGTTGCAAAGACACTTATTTTGACATACTGGAACTACATTGACAGAGGGACTAAAAGGCGTCTAATTGACGCTATTGTGCAGTCAATCAATGATTGGCTGGCAAGCCTTACAACTGATGAAAAAATCATTGGTGGGCGTGTAGAGTTCAACGCAAGCGAGAACAGCGAAAGCCAGCTTAAAGCAGGCATTGTACGTTTTCACATTTACATGACGCCGCCATCACCAATGCAGAAGATGGACTTTGTGCTTGAATATGACTTGTCATATCTTGCAGCACTGGTGGCAGCATAACAGGAGGTGAAACAAAATGTCAAAAGTTGACGAATTAGTTATTAACTATGCGATTTACGAAGACGCCGTAGAGTATCTGGGAACCACAGAAGTGACACTGCCAGACTTAGAGTACATGACGGAAGAGTTGAGCGGCGCAGGCATTGCGGGCAATATTGAAGAAATCATTATTGGTCACTTAAATGCAATGACAACAACTTTCAACTTCCGTACAGTCACAGCGGCAGCAGTCACATTGATGGAACCACGGGTGCATAGAATTGACCTGCGTGTAGCACAGCAGCGAATGAATATGCGCACCAGCGCAAATGAAATTGCGGGCGTAAAACACATTATGAAAGTGAAGCCGAAGAAAACCGCACTGGGCAAAGTTGCGGCAGCTTCCACGGCTGATGTAAGCGGTGAATACGCCGTGGCATATTACGCAATGTATATGGACGGCAAAAAGGTGACAGAGATTGACCCGCTGAACTTTATTTGCATTATCAATGGCAAGGACTACTTAAAGGACGTTAGAAAAGCGTTAGGAAAGTAAAGAAAGAAAAAGCAGGAACCAGCGGGAAGACCGCTGGTTTTTTCCTGCAATAAATCAAAGATATGGAGGAAAACACAATGGCAGATACAACAAATACTGAAAAAATGGAGCAGGTAACAGAGCAGGCACAGGAAATGCAGGAAGCGCAGGCAAGCGGCATTGTAAATCTTGAAGACAAGAAGAAAGAGAAAGCAGCCAGCTTGAATTATACACACACTTTCAGTGAACCCAGAGAGATTGAGGGGAAGAAGTACACAAAATTAACATTCTACTTTGACAATCTCACAGGTGAGGACATAGAAGCAGTTGAAACAGAGTTGCAGGACCAGAACAAATACGTTCTTTCACCGGAAATTTCTTCTGCGTTCCAGTGTATTCTTGCGGCAAGGGCTGCAAAGGTTCCGGCAGACGAAATCAGACGTCTTCCGGTGGCTGATTACATGAAAATTAAGAACAAAGCAAGGGATTTTTTAATTTCTGCGGGTTATTAAAAGTCAAGAACCCCGCAAAGTTCATAAGAAAGCAGATATACAAAATGTCAAGGGCTTCACATACGCCCGTCCCGTTCTGGCTGCAAATGCCCATACGCAGGCTTTTTTCATGGATTGACACAATCAATGAAGTGGAAAAGGAAGAAGCGGAAGAGCGACAACAGAACAACAATGCGTAGGGAGGTGAAACAGCTTGGCAGGGTCACAAAAGGAATTTGAACTGCTTTTTAAGCTGAAAGCGTCGCTGGGTGGCAATTTCAATAGTACATTCAAAAGCGCTATTAACACCAACAACCAGTTACGGGACAGCTTAAAAAATGTCAATTCCATGCAATCAAAGATTGACGGATACACAAAGCAGTCTGCCGCTATCGACAAGAACAAAGAACGGCTGGCGCAGCTTAACGCAGAACATGACAGATTGCAGCAGGAATTGCAGCAGACAGGCGAACCCACAGAAGCACTGCGGAAGAAGCTTGAAAAGAATGAAAACCAGATACAACAGACCACTGCCAAAATCGAAGAACAGGAAAAACAATTAAACAGTTATGCAGACGAACTGAAAGCAGCCGGAGTAAACACGGACAATCTGGAAGAAGCAAACGGAAGACTGCAAAAGTCTTATGAAAAGTTACAGACTTCACAGCAGACGTTGCAGAAGCTAAACGACAAGCAACGGCAGGTAGAACAGAGCATTTCAAAGACAAAAGGACAGCTGGTGGGAACAATCGGTGCTATTAGCGCCGTGGCTGCCGCAGTATATGCGGGACCGGTTCAAGCGGCGCAGAAGTACGAAACAGCAATAGCGAAAGTTGGAACCATTGCAGACACGCAGGAAGTACCACTAAGCACATTATCACAACAGGTAATGGAGTTGTCAAACAAGACGGGAATTGCTGCCAGTGCCATTGCTGATGATGTTTACAACGCAATATCTGCCGGGCAGAAGACGGGTGACGCCGTAAACTTTGTAACAAACAGTACAAAGTTAGCAAAAGCCGGATTTGCGGAAAGTTCACAGACGCTTGATGTATTAACAACCGTGTTAAATGCCTACGGAATGAGCGCAGACAAAGTAAGCACGGTATCAGATATGCTGGTGCAGACGCAAAATAAAGGTAAAGTGACAGTAGGCGAACTGGCAAGCAGTATGGGTAAAATCATACCGACAGCAAACGCCAGCAATGTTTCACTGGAACAGCTTTGCGCTGGTTACGCAATAATGACCAGCAAAGGTATTGCGGCAGCAGAAACAACAACATACATGAACAGTATGTTGAATGAGTTGTCAAAGTCTGGAAGTACGACAGACAAGCTATTGCGGCAGAAGATGGGCGGCAGCTTTGCAGAATTGATGGCAAGCGGTAAATCACTTGGGGAAATTCTGGGAGGTATACAAGAAGAAGCCAACAAGTCTGGTCTTGCCCTATCTGATATGTTCAGCAGTTCAGAAGCTGGAAAAGCGGCAATGTCGCTTCTGTCAAACGGAGTTGACGGCTTCAATTCAAGCGTACAAGACATGGTGAACAGCGTTGGGGCAACAGACAGCGCATTTGCCAAAATGGAAGACACCACAGAAGCTAAAATGGAAAAGGCAAAGAACAGTATAGCAAACTTGGGTATTGTTCTTGGTCAAAATCTACTGCCGATTGTAGGAAATCTGGCAGACAAAGTGGCGGTTGTGGTTACTAAAGTTTCAGAATTTGCGGCAGCAAACCCAAAGTTAGTGCAAACAGTTTTGAAAGTAGCAGCAGGACTGGCGGCACTCAAAGTGGGAATGTTGACAACGAAGCTGGTAAGCCTATCAGCAGAAGACGGTATATTGTCGCTTGCAAAAAAGCTGATTGGATTACGTGCCGGGTTCATTGAAAACGCAGCAACAAGCGCCGGATTTGCAGCAAAGCTAAAAACAGCCGGAAGCGGCATACTGTCATACTTTGGCAATGTAAAAGGTGCCATGGGTGGCGTAGGTTCTGCAATAGGTAATATATTCAGCGGAAACAAAGTCATTGGGGCTGTAACGGGCTTCATGGGCGGCGTGAAAACGTCCATCACAAATGGATTTTTAGGCATTGCCGGGAAAGCAGGCGGGGCGCTTACGGGTGCCGGAACAAAAATGCTGGGGCTTTTCCTCAAACCATTTTCACTGATTGGCGGCAAGCTGGGTCCGATACTTGGAACCGTAGGAACTGCGATTGCAAACAGCCCACTTGGAAAAGTAGGCGGTTTTATAACGAAGGGCATAACCGGAGCATTTAGCAAGGCAACAACACTGATTGCGCCGCTTGGAAATGCGGTAAAAACAGTACTGGGACCGATTGGAAACCTTGCAAAAACTGCACTGGGACCGATTGGAGGTATCGCAGGAAAGATACTGCCAGTTGTGGGCGTTATCACAACAATTATCACGGTTATTCAGTTGGTGAAAAACCATCTTGAAGAAATCAGAAGTTTTATACAGCGCACATTTGGTGATGAAGCGCTGGCAGTCTTTGACAAGATTGTTGCAGTATTCACCAATATTGGCGACACCATAAAAAATGTGTTTTCTGATGGGAACATAGGTGCAGCCCGTGACAAAATACAGGAATTGTTCGGAGATAAAGGCGCAACAGTCTTTGACACGTTCGTGAATGTGCTTGGAACAGTCAAGAACGCAGTTTCAGACATTGTGGGATTTATTACAACATACGTTGTGCCAGTTGCAGAACAGGCATTGCAGGTTATTGTTACGCAGGTAATACCGGGAATTGTCAGCTTTATTCAAGCGGCAGCCCCAACCATTATGCAGATTGTGCAAAGCATAGCTGATTTTATCGGTGCAATTATTCCGGTGATAGGAAGTTTTATTGCTGGGCTTATGCCGATTATTTCAGAAATAATCACGTTTATTTCAACATACGTTTTACCGATTATTTCAGAATTGTTCAGCTTTGTTTGTAGCACGGTTCTTCCGGCAATTTCAGCAGCAATTCAAGCAATTTTGCCAGTGGTAACAACGGTATTGCAAACACTTTTGCCAGCAATACAAACGGCGCTGACAACCATCTGGAATATTGTTTCACCTATAATTCAAGGAATTTTGGCAGCTGTACAAGCCGCCATGCCGACCATACAAGCCGTGGTCACGGCTGTGGTTAATGCCATAAGCGGTGTAATTAGCGGACTGTCAACGGTTCTGGGCGGTATTATCACATTTTTAACCGGAGTATTTACCGGAAATTGGCGGCAGGCTTGGGAGGGCGTGAAGTCAATCTTTTCTGGAATTTGGGAAGCAATCAAGGCAGTTGCAAAAGGCGCTGTCAATGGAATTGTTAGTATTGTAAATGGCATTATCGGAGGTCTTAACAAACTAAAGATACCAGACTGGGTGCCGGGGCTTGGCGGAAAGGGTATAAACATACCACTAATACCAATGCTTGCGAAAGGTTCAAAGAATACACCAGACACGTTCATTGCTGGTGAAGCAGGACCAGAGTTAATCACAAACGCACCGGGGCGCACGGTGTTTACAGCAAGCCAGACAAGAAACATTCTGGCTGCGCAGAATACAGCAGCCGCAACAACGGCGGCAGTAGCGCCAACAACACAGACCACAGCACAGACAGTGAACAACTACAACACGGCACCGGAGGTGACACCGGGAACCGGAAGCAGCGGTGGAAGTGCGAACAATGTAACTATCAACAACAGTCCAACAATAGTGGTAAACGGGGACAAGCCGGAAGACTTAGACGCAAAACTGGAAGAGAACAACAGAAAGTTGCTGCGTGACGTTGAAGACTTGTTGGACGAAAAAGAGGACAAGGAGAAGCGGCAGAAATATGACTAAAAGCTATACAACAATTTCTGGGGATATGTGGGACAAAATCGCATTTGAACAGATGGGAAGCGCCCTGCACACAGACAAACTGATGAAAGCTAATGTCAAGTACGCCAGTACCTACGTTTTCCCAGCCGGGGTTGTATTAACAATCCCGGAGGTGGAAGACGAAGAAGACTTGGAATTGCCACCATGGAAAAGGGGGTTGCTGACGTAGCGTGAGTGATAAAAACATGGCACGCCGGGTGGAACTGCGCTTGAAGTTTCAAAACGTAAAAGTTCCGGCAGACATTAACAAATATTTAAGCAGCCTTACTTTCACTGATGAAGAAGAAGACAACGCAGACGACTTGCAGCTTGCGTTTGATGATAGAGAAAGAAAGTGGCTGGGAAGTTGGCTGGAAGTAAAGCCAACGTATATCAAGACCACAACGACAGTGCAAAAGCAGGTAGAAACTGCGGCAACTGTCAATTATGTTGTAAAGAAAGGTGATACCCTTTGGGCTATTGCTAAAAAGTATCTGGGGAGCGGCACGAAATACCCGCAGATTGCTTCTGAAAACAATATTAAAAACCCTAACTTGATTTATCCGGGGCAGGTTTTCAAAATCACAACAGGCGGCACAGCGACGCAGACAGTGACAGAAACAAAGGAAACCACAAAGAAAGTATCAGACCCGAAGTTGATTTCGGCAACGATTGTGCAGAAGAACTGGCATGACAACGGAAAAGACGCAGTGCTTGACTGCGGAACCTTTGAACTGGACAGCGTAGACGCCAGCGGACCGCCAACGAAAATCACGCTGAAAGGCACTTCAATTCCTTATACATCAACATTGAGGGTTGAAAGAAAATCAAGGGCGTGGGAAAACACGGATTTGAAAGTGATTGCCGGGCAGGTAGCGAAAGAAAGCAGTTTGAAAATGATGTATCTTGCAGCAAACGTACCGAAGTACAAGCGAAAAGAACAGGTGCAAACGTCAGATATTGTTTTCTTACAGAAACTATGCAAAGCAGCAGGGCTGGCGCTGAAAGTAACCACATTAAATATTGTTATTTATGACGCCGAAGAGTACGACAGCAAGCCCCCTATCAAAACTATAAAATATGGCAGCGGTGATTATATTTCATACAAGCTGGGAACCAGCCTGCATGATACAGCATACACCAGCTGCCATGTTTCATATACAGACCCGGACAGCAAAGAAACCATTGAAAGCACATACACGGCAGATAGCACGGAGGGAACAGGACAGAAACTTGAAGTCAACGAAAAGGTGAGCAGCACAAGTGAAGCATACGAACTGGCAAAAAAACGGCTGCGTGAAAAGAATACACAGCAGTTCACAGCCAGTTTCACCATGCTTGGTGACGTGCAGCTGGTGGCTGGCGCAACAGTCAAATTAAAGGGCTTCCAGCAGTTTGACCGTAAGTACAAAATAACCAAAGCCACACATAAATTGACCGGAGGTTATACCACACAGATTGAATTAAAACAGGTATTGGAGGGCTATTAAATGGCAGACTTAACAGAAATGAAAAACACCATAAGAATTGGAACGGTGCAGAGTGTAGACGCCAAAAAAATGACAGCCCGCGTGAAGTTCAAAGATAAAGGCGGCATAACGTCCGGCGATTTGCACATTATCAAACGCCCGGTGTACGTCCTGCCAGCAATGGAAAGCGGGGCAGAGGGACAGACGGCAAAAACAGAGCTGAAATACGACTACGGCGGCGAACTGCTAAAGAAAGTAAGCCATAGCCATGAAGCCTTTGTGTCCGCATGGGTTCCGGGCGTCAATGATATGGTGCTTTGCATAATGCTTCCAGATGGTGACGGTGACGGGTTCATTATTGGGGAGGTGTAGCGCATGGCAAAAATAGGAAGTCTGGGAAGTCTGGTTTTTTCAGTATCAGAAAATACGGTGCGCACGTTTGATGAACTAAGCTGGAAAGTGTCTTCAAAGTATGCGACACACGACAGGCATATCAAACGGGACGTATTGGAGTTTTTAGGACCGGAGCCGGACGCAATCAGTTTCAAGATGGCATTTAGTGTTTTTCACGGAGTAAACCCATTAAACGAAGTCAAGAAGCTGAACAAAATGTGTCATAACGGCGAAATTTCAACGCTGGTTCTGGGCGGCAGAAAATACGGGTCTTATAAGTGGGTTATAACAGGCATTAGCAACACTTTGAGCAAATATGACAATGCGGGCAACTGCTGGGCTGCCACGGCAGACGTAACATTGAAAGAATATCCAAAGAGGTGACAAAGCATGGACGTGATAAGAGGTGACGGAAGTTTGCTGAAAGAAATTGACCTTGCACCAGCAAACGTACATCAAGCCGTCTTGCAGAATATAGCAGTTATTCTGGACACAGTGCAGGGGTCCTGCCCTATGTTCCGTGATTTTGGATTGCCGGGCAGTTTGTACGGAAGACCGCAGCCAGTGGTTGAAAATATAATGGTTGGTTACTTATATGACCAGATAGAAGAATTTGAGCCACGGGCACGGGTGGCAGACATTCAGTTTGAACACGACGCAGCCACAGGGCGCACAATACCTATTATCTATTTGGAGGAGGTGACAGAAGATGAGTGACAGAAAATACCCGGACGTTGATTTTGTGGAAACGGACACGGAAACCATAGAAAGTAACTTGATTGCGCTATATGAAAACTTTGTGCAGCAGGTGCCGGGGCGTGAACGCTACAAAGTGTACCCAGCGTCACCGGAAAGACTTTTCATATCATGGGTTGCAAATATCATTGTGCAACAGCGTGTCATAATCAATGAAACAGCAAAAAAGAACGTGCCACGATATGCGGACGGTGAATACTTGGACAGCTTGGCAGAATTATTCAAGGATTTGGAAAGATTGCCAGCAAGTCCGGCGTCCGCAATGTTCCGCTTTTACATATCACAGGCGCAGGCACAATCAGTGATTATTCCTGCGGGCACCAGAATTTCTTTTGACGGCGCAATTCTGTTTGAAACAAAAGAAAATCTGGAAATCAAAGCCGGGCAGACATACGGGGACGTTGAGGGCGTTTGTACTACTGCCGGAGAGGTTGGAAACAATCTGGCAGCGGGGCAGGTCAAAGAACTGGTTGACTTATACGACTACTACCAGAAAGCGGAGAACATAACAGCCACAAGCGGTGGAGCGGAAGAAGAGGACGACGCCAGCTATTATGAGCGTATGCGTGAGAGCATGGAGAGTTTCAGCACGGCTGGACCTATCAACGGATATATCTATTTTACAAAGTCTGTGTCACCAGCAGTGGCAGACGTGGCAGTGACAAGCCCGGAAGCCTGCGTGGTAGACGTCCGGGTGCTTTTGCAGAAAGGACAGCAGGCAACAGAAGCAGTTCTGAAAGAAATTGAAACAGCGCTGAACGCTTCTGACGTTCGACCGCTGACAGATATAGTGACAGTATCAGTGCCGGAAACAGTACCATTTGACATTGACGTGACCTTTTACATTCCACAACCGGACGCAGCAAGCGCCACGGTAATTGCAGCGGCGGCAAAACAGGCGGTTGAAGAGTACGTGGAGTGGCAAACAAGCAAGATGGGGCGTGACATTAACCCGTCATATCTTACAGCAAAGCTGATGGAAGCAGGCGTGAAACGTGTTGAAGTCAGAAAGCCAGCATTTGCGGTGGTTGATGATATAAAGGTTGCGAAACTGGGAAATCAAAACATTCTGAATGGAGGTATTGAAAATGTCTAATACAATTTACAATGCCGACTATTCAGACTGCCTGCCAGAAGCACTAAAAAAAGACCCCAAAATGGTTGCATTGGCAAACGCCACAGCAGCAGCACTTCTGGACACTTCCGGGATAATGGACACAGTTTTGATTTATTCCAGATTTGACGAGCTGCCGGAAGAACTGGTGGACATTCTGGCATACGATATGCACGTTGACTGGTACGACTACAATTACCCGCTGGAAGCAAAACGGGATTTAGTGAAAAACAGTGTCAAGGTTCATAAGAAGATGGGTACGAAATACGCCATTGAAACAGCACTGGGCAGCTTATTTCCAGAAAGCGAGGTTGAAGAGTGGTTCCAGTATGAGGGAGAACCCGGACACTTTCATATTATTCTTGACGTGACAAACCAGAAAATCACGGCAGATTATGCAGCTATTATCCGGGCGGTGAAAATGTACAAGAGATTATCAGCACACATGGACGAATTAACCTATCAAGGACAAGTCCACGGGGTCATATACACCCACGGTGAGTATTTCAAGTATAAAACACCAATGACCGGAAGATTAAAAGCCGGAACACACCCGCAAAGGAACACAAGGGGCGGCATAGGTGCGGACACATTCATTGTGGGTACAGAAGCAGCCGGGTTTATATTCACAGCACCAGCAGCAGGCACGGTGCCATATAGAAGCACTGTATTTGCGCAGCAGGCGGCGCATATTGACGCAGACACGGCATTGAACGTGTTTGGGTATACAAATACACCAGCCGGACGAATAAGAGCCGGAGAAGAGCCGCAGAGGAACACCAGAGGGCAAACAGACGGGGCAGCAGTCACAATGGCTGACACGGTGGAAGCATACAGCTTCACGGTTCCGGCAACAGGAACCGTCCCAGAAAGAAGCACGGTGCAGAAGACACAGGGCGGCACCGTGGGAACCAACACGCAGGCAATGGGGTATTCATACGGCGTCAAGCCGTGTGGAAGCACCCGGAAGCTATAAAAGGAGGTGAAAAGCCATGTTGACAACAGACGCAATCAATGATTTCAAAGATTTCATTGACAACATCATTGCCTATGCAAAAGTAACGGTCAACGGCGTTTCTGAAAAAAAGGTGATACACCGCAGGGAACGCCTAAAAGACGGCAGGGTTGCTGTATATGTGCAGATTACCCCGCAGGTAAGCGGAACCGCTACTGTGCAGCGGGTGCAGCTTTACAACAAAAACAATAAGTTGTGGGCAGACAAAGCGGTGAACATTCCTTTGAAGAATGTGCAAGAGGGCGTGTTATACCGTTTTACATTTGATTTCACAGAAAAGGAGGTGTAACAGATGTACGAACAGACTTTGTGGCAGGACCATGTAACTGAATTTGAAGACAGATACACGGAAAACAGGAATGATGATGGAACAATCACCCACACACCAGTTGAGGGCGAAATTATCCAGCAGGGAACGCCGCAGAACGCAACCAATTTCAACCACATGGAAAATGGAATTTCAAACGCAACAGAGGTGGCAGCGCTTATGGCACTTTCAGCGGTTCATCACCAGCAGGCAATAGCAGACTTGCAGGGCGAAACAAAGACAGTGAGTTTGAAAAATACGCAGTCATACCCGTTCAATAATTCCCAACAGTCCGTGGCACTGGCGACAGAAAGAAACCACATGGACTACACCGTGGACGCAGAAATTGTGGACTATACGGGCGGTTTTCCGGGTGACATTGTTATTTCAGACAAGTTGCTGAATGGTTTTAAGATGGCACACACAGGAAGCGCAAAAAGCGTGACAGTAAAAATCTATGTGAAAGGCGGGTTTTATTGATGGCAGCAGGCGTGATTATTAAGACAGAGGAACGCAGACAGCATGAAGAAGCTGTAATGCGTTCTTTTGGCGTACAGGGCAGCGGAACGGCAGCCCAGAGAGAAGCAGCGGAAGTTATCGCAGCAAGAAGCAGTGAAGTTGCAAGAAATCAGAATGGAGGTAGAAAGTATTATGGCTACTAATAAAATCAACGTAGTTGAGAAGACGCCGGGCACACACATTGAATATGCGTTGTCTGGCGGTAAAAAAATCACTTTTGGTGACGACGAATTGACAATCAACCTTGCAAGCCGTGAAAGAGATTATGAAGTATCACTGGACATTTGCATTGACGAAGAAGACGGCGTGGTGATTGGAACTGGCGGCAAGGCGCAGAAGTACGCTGCGCAGATTGTTATTCCTGCCAGACGTTATGACGTTATCGAAGACGGAGAGGACGAAAACGGAGAACCAAAGGAAATCCCGGTGCCTATTCCGTTTGATATGTCGCTTTGCACACTTATTCTTTGGGGATTGGAGGTATAAAACATTATGTCTAATTTTGATGATTTAAGCATGGCGGTTGCTTCCTTTGGCGGCAACAATGCAGTAAAGTTTGATGATTTGGGTATGCCGTCAATTATGGTGGGTATTCCAAAAATGAAATATTCCGACTTAATCACAGGCGGCACACAGGAAGTATTGCCGTGGTGGAAAATTGACGGGGTAGAGAAAGAAGTTATCTGGGTGTCTAAGTACATTAACACCGTAGTCAATGACCGTGCATACTCTTTAGCACTGAAAGACCCTAAAGCATACATTGACTTTGACACAGCACTTGCAGTATGCCGCAGAAAGGGTGAGGGCTGGCACCTTAACCAGAACGGCGTATTTGCCGCAATCAACCTTTGGTGCATGAAAAATGGCTTCACGCCCCGTGGAAACACAAACTGGGACAGAAGCTATGAAAAGGGCTATGAAAAGGGTATCAACACATATATTGATGGTTCACACGGCGGCGGCAGAACTGCAACTGGTTCTGGTCCGGTAACTTGGAACCACGACGGCAGCCCGGCTGGAATTGCTGACCTTTGCGGCAACTGCTGGGAGTGGGTATCTGGTCTGCGCTGCGTAGATGGTGAAATCCAGATTATACCATACGGAAACGCCATGAAGTCTGATTGTAACATGGGTGCAAATAGTACAGAGTGGAAAGCAATTAAGCCGGACGGCACACTTGTTGCACCGGGAACAGTTGGAACATTAAAGATTGACAGAACCAGCGCCAGTGACGCAACACTGCGCATTAACACGTCAGTTACAACACAGACAACCGACAGCAACGATACAAGCCAGCCTTTCAAGGACGTAAAGGCAGCAAGCGGCGTAAGTATTCCGCAGATTTTAATTGCAGCAGGATTATTCCCAGACAGTGCGCAGACAACGCCGGGTAGATTTTGGGCAAGAAACAACGGCGAAAGACTGCCTATCCGGGGTTCGAGTTTCGGCGACACTTCCAGCGGTGGTGCTGGTGCGCTGGGCTTGGGCTCCCCCCGTTCTTACGTCTACGGCAGCGTTTCGTTCCGTTCCGCTTTTGTGGAATAACTGGAAACTGGGAACTGTTATACTGTGGGGCTTACGGCAGTAAGCCCCTATTTTGAAAATACAACAAAGGTGGAATAAAAATGCCGGAAAACACAGCAGAGCAAATGCCACAGCTGGACAATGTGCGGGACAATGCGACGCAGGAAGACTTCAAAATGAAAAATAAAGTATATGAATTGTTATTATATGCAGGACCACAGCTTGAAGAATTTCCGAGAGCGAAAAGAGAACTTGCAAAGAAAATTGACAGTTCAATGCTTGATGTCCTGCGTCTGGTTGTGGCGCTTGAAAACAAACATTACAAGAAAACGACGCTGGGAGAACTTGACAACGAAGTTGATACATTAAGACATTTGGTAAGGCTTGCAGCTGACCCAGAATATACAAGAAGCAAGAAACCATGTTTGCCAATGAAAAAGTATGAAATAATGTCAAGAAAAATAAATGAAATAGGACGCATGATAGGCGGTTATTTCAACTCAATAAACGGCAGTGAAACCACAAAGAAGAAAGATGGTAAATAGCAGGGTAACACCTGCTTTTTATATTATGGGAATAAGCCGTTAATAGAGGACTTGCCGTGCCTATCCGGGGTTCGAGTTTCAACAACACTTCCAACGGTGGTGCTGGTGCGCTGAACTTGAACACCCCCCGTTCTAACGTCAACAACAACGTTTCGTTCCGTTCCGCTTCACCCCATATTTGCCCGTAGTCGTGCCCACAAGTGGACACGTCCAGTGCATTTGGGTTAAAGGGGTTTATTTCCATTCCAAAGGCTGCCAGCCGGGAGCCGTAGGAAAAATATTGAATTGCCGTAAAGATAGTTAGTAAGCCACAGGCTGAAAGTCAGAGCCGGAAACACTGGCACTGAATGTATATATCACGTTTGGGCTGTGGAAGAACCGCAGTTTGATTTGTACGGCGAAATTTTAACAACAGGAGGGAAAAGGGAATTGCACAAAATCAAAAACATTTTCCCTATAATTTATGACTTTGAAAATCTCTTCAATGCGTATAAAGCCGGGATAAAGTGTAAGAGGTACAGACCAGATGTGATGGCGTACACGGATAAGCTGGAAGAAAACTTGATTGAATTACAGAATGAATTTATCTGGCAGACCTACACCGTGGGGCGCTACAACATATTTTATGTTTACGAACCGAAAAAGCGCATGATTATGTCATTGCAATTCAAAGACCGGGTGGCACAACACGCTATATATAGCCAGCTGAACCCGCACTTTGAAAAGCAGTTTATAAATGACAGCTACGCTTGCAGAGTAGGCAAGGGAACACACAAAGCAGTAAACCGCCTGCATAACTGGTTGAAGCAGACAGACCGGAAGCCGCAGCGTTTCTATTATTTGAAACTGGATATTGCAAAGTATTTTTACCGGATAGACCATGAAGTATTGATGGACATTTTGCGGAAAAAGATTGCTGATGAAGATTTGTTGCACGTCTTGTCAGTGATTATAAACTGCGAAGACACAAACTTTGGTCTGCCACTGGGCGCAGATATTGGCGACGTGGCGTTTGATGAATTGCTGGGAGAAGTTGGGCTGCCTATTGGCAATTTGACTTCACAAATGTTTGCAAATTTGTATTTGAATGAACTTGACCAGTTCTGCAAACACAAACTGCACCTGCATTATTACATACGTTACATGGACGACATTATAATTTTGCACCCAGATAAAAAGTATCTGGAAAAGATAAAGAACAAAATTGCGGACTTTCTGGGAAAAGAACTGCGGTTGCAGCTTAACAAGAAAACCTGCATAAGACCAACCAGCATGGGCATTGAGTTTGTAGGCTTCCGCATTTGGTCAACACATATAAAATTGCGCAAGAAGACGGCAAAGAAGCTGAAACGTAGATTGAAATATATGTTTGCAGCATATCACGCCGGAGAGATTGACAAAGATACACTGGATAGGTCCGTTGCTTCATACCGGGGCATATTACAGCACTTCAACAGCTATGGTATGCGCCAGAGCCTAAACGAACTGTACTTGCAGGAAATGGGCAAGCAATATCCAGAACCGGAGAAGAAGCCAGCCAGCAAATGCGGTCTATTCTGCGGATATTACGGCAGCACTGATGATTATATCAAGCAGCCAGAAGAAAAGGAGGTGACGGACAGTGGAAGCAATACAGACGCTTAACCCAGCGGACGTCTGGGAAATGGTACAGAAAGCTATTGTATGGCTTGCGGGAATTGGGATTGTTATTGACATAACGCCGGGAATTAAAGTACAGCCCGTGCGTTGGTTAATTAAACAGCTGGGAAATCTTATGAACCACGACATGAAAGAACAACTGGACCAGCTGCAAAAAGACTTTACAGACCACAAGGTTGACAGCTGGCGTATGGAAATTCTGGAATTTCAAAGCAGTTGCATAAATCACAGACGCCATACAAAAGAAGAGTTCGACCATATCATTGACATACTGGCAAAGTATGACAAGTACATCAAAGACCGCAAGTTGACAAACGGGCAAGTTGACGTTGCGCATGAATACATACTGGAAATATACAAAGAGTGTATGCGCACAAATGATTTTGCTTTGTCAAAGCCGGAAGAAGAACAATAGGAGGTACAAAACAGCAATATGAAAAGTTTAATATTTTTTATCATTGGATTTGCACTGGCATTAGCAGTGCTTTTTTTATGGAATTTGCAGTATTTCAGACAGCGCAGAAAGAAGAGAAAAGAAGAGTTGCAGGAACACCCGGAGAGAAAGACCAGCGCAACAAAAATCATTATCTTTTCAATTCTGGCGACTTACTACATAGCATTTGCCGTGGGCGTGTGGGTAGTGGTCACAAAGGATTTTTACCAGTTATCAGTCCTTTTGACGTTCGTTGGCGGGGTAACTGCTGCCGCAGTAGCGTTCTATTGCTGGAAAGCAAAGGCAGAAAACCTGCTGAAAATCAAAGCTGCATACCCGGAGTTATCCGGCACGCTGTCTGACTTTTCAAGTATGACGCAGTAGTGCAGGGGAGGTATAAGACATGGGACTAATAGGAGAAACAACACCAGAAAAGATTTGGAACTTTCTGAAATCAAAAGGGCTGTCCAGTTGTGGGACAGCCGGATTGATGGGGAACCTATATGCAGAAAGCGGGCTGAACCCGCAGAACTTGCAGAACAGCTATGAAAAGAAGCTGGGACACGCTGACGCAAGCTACACAGCAGCCGTGGACAACGGCAGCTATGGAAACTTTGCAAGGGACGGCGCAGGCTATGGGCTGGCGCAGTGGACATACCACACCAGAAAAGCCGCTTTGCTGGAATATGCAAAAGCAGCCGGGAAGTCTATTGGCGACCTTGAAACACAACTGGGGTTCCTTATGAAAGAATTGACAGAGGGCTACAAAGCCACATTGTCAGTATTGAAGAGCGCACAGACCGTCATTGCTGCTTCAAATGCAGTGCTGACACAGTTTGAGCGCCCGGCAGACCAGAGCGACACGGTGAAGACAAAGCGTGCAGGATATGGGCAGAAATACTATGACCAGTATGCAGCCGGAGCCGTTAGCAATAAAAAGAATGGAGGTACAAGCAATATGAATGTATCAGAAGTAAGAAAGAAATTTGCAGCAAGGGCGGCAGCGTATGTGGGAGTGAAAGAGGGTACAGCAGCACACCACGCAATCATTGACGCCTACAACAACCACAAGCCGTTAGCGCAGGGGTACAAAGTGACATACCGTGACGCATGGTGCGCAACCTTTGGTTCAAAGATTGCCATTGAAGCGGGCTACACAGATATTATCCCTACGGAGTGCAGCTGCGACCGTCAGATTAAGTTGTGGCAGCAGATGGGGCGCTGGTGCGAGAATGACGCAAAGGTGCCGGAACCGGGCGACTATATCTATTATGACTGGGACGACAACGGCGCTGGTGACTGCACAGGCAGTTCAGACCATGTGGGCGTTGTAGAAAGCTGCGACGGTAACACTATCACAGTTGTTGAGGGCAACAAGTCCAATGCCGTTGGAAGAAGAACGCTGGAAGTCAACGGGCGTTATATCAGAGGTTATGGTGTGCCGGACTTCTCAAAGAAAGCAACCAGCGGACCTGCAAAGCCTGCGGCACCTGCACAGCCTGCGCAGGGAACAGCCAGGGAACAGGTATACACCGTGCAGAGAGGTGACACACTTTCTGGCATTGCTGCAAAGTATGGCACCACATACCAGAAGTTAGCAAGCTACAACGGAATTGCAAACCCTAACGTCATTAGTGTTGGGCAGAAAATCAAAATTCCGGGAAGCGGCGTGCGTACATACACAGTGAAGAGCGGTGACAGCCTTTGGGCAATCGCAGCAAAGCAGCTGGGCGACGGTTCCAGATACAATGAAATTAAGATCATGAACGGTCTTACAAGCAACACCATTTACGCTGGGCAGACATTGAAGCTGCCTGCATAATCAACAGGAGGAAAAAACAATGGATAATGTAATTTATGCAGCTGTATATTTTGCCGTAACACTGGGGGCGTTCTTGATTGGAAAGTACGTTTGCCCAAACATTCCAAAGACCGTCACAGACAAGCTGGGCGAACTGTCAGAGTGGGCAGCAAAGTTTGTGGAATGGGCAAAAGAGTTCAAAAAGGATAAGACCGGGGAAGAGAAGATGGCAGCAGTTGTGGAGCAGTTGAAGAAGATTGCCGATGAAGCCGGGCTGAATGTCACAGAAGACCAGCTGAAAGCTATTGCGCAGGCGGCATACAATGCCATGAAAGCCGGAGAGAAAGAAAGCAACACCGCAGAACCACTGGAAGCACTCACAGCCACACCAGCTGCAACGGTAGTGATTAACACAACGGCACCAGTGACAACAACAGAGAAAGTGGCTATTGCCACAGACAATGTGCCGGAGGGTGCAACAGAAACCAACGCAGACGGCACAGTGAACCTTTACGACGCAGCCGGGAACATTACCGGGAGCGTGACAAAGGAAGAAGCAGAGAAGATGGCAGCAGAAGTCACGAAGATTGTTGACGAAGAGGGAAACACGCTGGCAGACCTTAAATAATGCCGCTGACGCTTTGCAGAATAAGCCAGAATGAGAAGAAAAGACCGTAAGTGGAGAAATACACCACTTGCGGTCTTTTTGCGTTCATGGGGCAAATACGGCGTTATATTGTTTTATATGTGTACTCAATCCCGCTTTCAGTTGCGGTGATTGTGTCCAGCTGGTCTTTATAGCAGCCACGGGCAGCAGTCGCACGGGCTTTTCTGACGGCTTCACTTTGGCTTCTGGCGTTTATATGCAGCCAGTCAATGCGGACGCCGTCATTGTTCACAATGGATATTGCAAAGGATTTGTGAGCAATGCGCTTCACGGCACCTTTGCCGTTGCACTGGTAGCAATGCCCGGTCACACCGGATTTGTAAATGAATTTACCGGAGCCGCCGCACTTGCTGCAAGTAATTATATCAGACATATTCACACCCCCTACATTGTGCCGATAAAATCAGAACTGGTAAGCGCCCAGAACTGGGCTGCGTGTATAGTTGGAAACTTTGGTATTTCCCATGTGATATTGTCGTACACAATCTTGTATATGCCGCCTTTGTTTACCGTCAGATAGTATTTATCAGTATCACTTTTGCGGTCTGCCGGGTGCGTGTCCTGCACCATGAATGAAAGCCCGTTCTTTCTGAAACGTCTATTATAAGATTTTCCCATATATTATCACCATTCTTTCTGGGCGGCAGCAGCGCCGCCCGTGTAGTTATTAGTCAAGGCAACATTCCATTGAAATTGGATATTGCGCTTTTAATTTTTCAAAAGCAGCCTTTGTGACCCGGTAGCTGCGCCAGTTTTCAATTTTCTTCTGGCAACCATCAATCCAGTGGGCTTCAATTTCTGTAATGCCCCTGCCTTTTAATTCAAGCGGGGTATCAACAAAATAATGTTTGCCATAATATGAAAGGCTGGCTTCCATTTTGACTTCTGGCTTGCGCTGTCCCATTTCTGGGGTGTAGCAGTGCAGCCCGTTTATTCTATCTTCCATGTAAATGATTTTTCCCATATCGTTTGACCTCCGTGTGTTTGATTTCTTTAACTGTCTTTATTATATACTTACGGAAGTATAAAAGCAATCGGCAAAATAGACAAATATACTTCCGTAAGATTGTATAAAATGTATACTTCCGTAAGAAAACAAAGTGTGATATACTGATTAAAAACCACAGGAGGTGCAGAAAATGCCAGATACAACAGAAAAGAAGACCATACCGAGAGGACCAGCAGCCACGGCAGCAAAGAACAAATACCGTGACAATAATTATGACCGCATGGAACTTGCGGTGCCAAAGGGCATGAAAGCCCGCATAAAAGAGATTGCAAAAGAACAGGGCTATTCATCACAAAACAACTATGTTGTGGAAGCAGTAAAAGAGAAGTACCAGCGGGACACCGGGGAGGAATTGACGTGGCAGAAAGAGTAAAAGAACAGGAATTTGAAGTGGGCTTTCTGCATGGCTGGGACGGTTCGGAATGTATATATTACACAGACGAAAAGTGCCTATATTACAATGACGCAGAAGCACCGTGCCACCATTGCCACCACTACACAAGGAAAAAAGCACTTGAAATTCCAATAGAAGCAGCAGTTAAAACAGGATTGATTGACAAACCAAAATGCGCAACGTGCAGAAACGCACTAAACTTCCCGGATTGTTGCAATGAAGACATAAGCGGCAAGTTTGTGACAATTACAGAATGTGAAAATTATGAGAAAATGACCGGACGTGAGCATATAGCGCTTAGAGGTGGAGCAGCAAGCACAGAACCAGCGCACAGAGAGTGCAAAGGCTGCATACAGCAACCATATTGCGCAGGCTGCACGAAAAAATATAAAGATTTCAAAATAAAAGAAGATGGCGGGAAAGCAAGAATAATCATGGCGCCAGACACGAAAAGGAGAGTTGAAGAATATATGAAAGAGAAAGCGGAGAGGGAAAACGAGTGATAACAAAAGTATTTTTGGAACTTGCAAACGGGCGCACATACAACATTGACGCAGAAATTGAAGAAACAAAGATGGGCTACAAAATAACGCTTCCAGATGGGAGCGGTGCGGAAATAGGACGGGATATGATAAAAAGAATTGAAATGGAAAAAGAAAGCACACAAATAATGGCGGCGGGAGAAGTAGAGCCGCATATCATGCCAAAGAGTGTGCCGCACTACAATATAATCGAGCCGGAAAAAATTGAAAAATTTAGATAAAACGCTTGACTTTATACTTCCGTAAGTATATAATAAAGATAGTTAAAGAAGCAACAACACTTTAACGAATACGGCAAGGGAAAGGAGAAAACATGGCAGACAATATGACAGATAAACAGTTTGAAAAAATCTTGAAAATGGTTGAAATGATTTTGGACGGTTGCAAAGACCTTGACGAAGCAAAAGCAAAGGTTAAGGAACTTACAGAAGACCAGAAAAAAGAAAAGTCAGCCGAATAGCTGACAGGGACAAAACAGAGGGGCGGCGGGCTTGCCACCAAAGCCCCAAACTGTTTGTATAGATAATAACAAGAAAACGTGGCAAGGTCAATATAAATTCAATACGGAGGTACACCACATGGAATGGAAAATGTCAGACATGATGGAACATAAGGAAAAGGACACAGCACAGAGAATTTCAGACCCGTTCAGCTGGGACGGTCACGAAACAGAAGCAATGCTGGCTTATGAAGGCGGCAACAGGACAGCAAAAGAACTGGTTGCAGTTGCAAGAGTGAGAGCAGAGGGAAGTCCAGAAGCATTTTACAGAGTAAAAGAAGCAGGAGAAAAACCAGTTGATTTTGAAAACTGGCTTGAAGCAGTAGACTATTACAACTGCATTGGAGAGGTTGAACGCCCGGAGGTTCCAGACACAGCAACAACAAAAGAAGAGGTACTAGACGAAGACTGGAAGACGGCAGCAGCGCAGAAGAAAGAACCGATACCAGCAGGGGCAAAAGTAAAAATAACTGGAACATTGCAGAATATGTATGGTGACTTTGTGAAAGTGGAATACAACGGCACAAGATACACAGTTGACCCGCAAAAACTGGAAATGTGAATGGAGGGGAAGACAAATGGCACAGACAAATGAAAAGCCGATTTGCGAAGTATCGGAATACTACGGCGACAATGTGTTTATACTTGTTTCAAGGGTGAATAAGGCGTTGCGAAGAGCAGGACAAGAGAAAAAAGCAGAAGAGTGGAACAGAGAATATAAAGAACAGCCAGACTATGAAGCAGTTTGGGAGTTAGCCAAAAAGTATGTCACAATCATATAAAAAGTGAGAATATAAGAAAACCCCGGCAGGCAGCAGCCTTGCTGGGGTTTTCTATTTTGTACTAACTTAACACAGCCCACAGGAGCACTGGATTCAAAGGCAACAGACAGTCTGCTTAGGCTGTTCAACAGGATAAACGAGGAAGGACAGACCATTCTCATGGTGACACACAG